AGGTGTATTATAACGTGGCGTAGGGGTCTTGTCAAGCACTTTCTTACTATTTTTTGAGTTCATCGCGGATTGTAAGATAGGTGAATGTGAATGTGAGTCCAATGAGGAACACGAATACACAGTAAGCGAGTAGGGAGAGAGCGTCTAACATATGGATATTATACACGTGCCTTAGCGTCCTGTCAAGACATTTTCAAAGAAACTTTTAGTTACAATGTTAGTCTTGCTTCGAGACCAACCGTTAAGAGAGACTACGCAGTCTAGGTAACCGTAGCTACCTTCTTTGAGCAGTCTAGGCTCTGTTTGGTGGTCACCTAAGACACCTACCTTAGCGTATAGTACGCATTCGACGTTAGCATTTTGTCTCGCGAATTGCATCGCAGAGAACTTCTGTTTAGTAGTGAGAGATTTCATACGTATAGTATAACGTCGCGCACCCGTCCTGTCAAGTACTTTATGGGGATTATTTAAATTGTCTGTAACCCCTTGCTGTGAGCGTACTTAGGACGGTTTTGGCCGGGCTGCCGTTTTGGCAGTTACCACCTATCCGTATGGTGCATCCAATCGGCAAATAGTATGCCTGCACCACATGATATGATGCAGTAAGCGATGACGCATATTGTGCAAGTATCCATATTAGCAATCCCCAAAGGCTTTGTAGTTATCGTAGAGCTTCTGTAGTTGCTCATCATCAGGCATCGGCTCTATAAGAGCGTCCTCCATATCATGCCCTATGCGAGCCTTGCCATGCATACAATCACAGTATACATCATCACCTATAGAGCCTGTATCATAACAAGCACCACAGTCCATGTAGTTATCATTTTGCTCACACACCTCATTAGGGCTGTAAGACGAATCAAAGTAAGAGAGAGATTTCATATGGTTATATTATAGCACTGCCACCGCATCGTGTCAAGTAGTATTTGACGTTTTTTATCCAATGTTTGTTAAGCCCTGTAGGGTCATTATCAGCACCAATAGGACAGTAACGCGCACCTAGTGAGACGATGAACTCACCTACACGACCACCTTTGACCCACCTGTCATAGTGCTTCTGTACAGTAGACGCACACCAACCCGCTTGGCTACGGTATGTGGGCTTCACACGTGGGTGTAGTATACCATACTCACGACCCTTGCCACCATTCTCAGCATGGCGTATAGACGCTACTATAGGTGCGAGCATAGCACGACACTCAGGTCGTATGTTCACTATGATAGCGTCCTTATATGCATCGGCACATATAGCACCGTCCTTAGCCTCGATAGCATCATAGGCTAGTGTAAACTGTAGTGTGAGTAGTAGGCTTATCATCGCTTGGTGATAGGGTTTCTGAATGGAGACTGTAGGCTATACCCTTTGTGGGATATAACATAGCCGAACACCATACCTATAAAGAATATGATGATGAACGTAGTAATGAGAGATAACATATACATATTATAGCGTCGCGTATGCGTCATGTCAAGTCTTTTTTTGAGAAAATCCCACCGGAGAAAAAAACGTTCTTGGGACTCCTAGGGGGGTTCAAGCCCCCCCACTTCCTCCTATGGATATAATCTTAAAGACAAAAAAATAAAACAGCCCCGCTACGGTCAAAAAATTAAATTTCATCTAACCTATCCAAAAACAGTTCAAAATGAGCGGAATTACATCCTAGGGACTCCTACTCTATCCCAGGCACCCCGAAAAAAAATAAAAAAAAATTTTGTCCCGAACTGGTCGAAATTCAATGTCATAACGTTAGACCTTAGCACTAAATAAGGTAGGTAAAAACTTATGAAACCCCTAACCCCAAAGGAAGCAGTAGAAATAATCGAGGAAGGAGCCCCCTACAAAGTCCCGGCAAAACCCCCTCAAGATAAGGACCAAAAGGAAGCACAGCTCCTAGGCTCCACCAAAGAGGCTATTGCTCTTCGTCGTGCGGAGATTGATGGAGAGATTCGTCTGAGAAAAGCGAATTTGAAGGGTCAAATTGATACCATCAAAGCCAGCGAATCTGCGAAGGAAAAAGCCGGAAAACACCTGGCGGTATTCGGAGCACTGTATTTGTGTACATGCACGATTGCATTCCTCTTCTCAATGTCTATGTTATCCTCTGAATCAATAGCGGTGGCGGCGACCCTCATCACACTGGTTGTAACCCAGCTGGCATCTATTCTGAAGACTGTTGTCGATACGAAAGAGCCAAAGGACCCGGTAGAGCTCATGTCTGAGATTGTACACGTAACTTTGGGTAATGAAACAGATAACAAATCTTAAAAGGCGTATAAAAATTTTATTTATACTTGTATTGTTTGGACTGGCTGTAGGTAATTGCGATTTTTCTACTGTTACATATAATCCTATAGGTCCAGGCATCATCTGGTCACCATTCTAGTCTATATAACTATATGGCTACAAGACCCACTACCAATACTACCCCACCGAACTCAATATTCGATAAAGACTTTGACGGGAACTGGTGTCTTGTCCTCTGTGAGGTTGATATGAAGGTATCGCAACAGGGCAACGGCTACACAAATGAAATGATAGTCTTTTACAAGACGTTTTGTGTGGACCCGGAAAGCTATACCCATACTAGGGAAGACGGTGAAACGTTTGATGCAGATGGCGGTTGGTTTGGTCCGAACTTTACCCCTGGAGTGTTTGAAGATATAATGAATGGTGCGCGTCCAACTCCAATCCCGTGGAACAAAGAGAGTGCTACCGTACGAAGACTTAAATACTACGAATGGCACATAACAGGGGATTGCGAGTGTGTTGCCCAACAGCGTAATACGGCTGCCACGGTAACCTTGAGCGGTAGTATGGGCGGTAGGAAGTTAGATGACAGAGATTTCGTAGGATTGGTTTTTGCTAAGGGTATGAGCGGGGCGTTTGAAGCAGGGGTTGCCAGTGGTGATGCCAATTGTTGTAATTAGGTAATTTAATGGGAAAAGAATTTAAAGCAAATCACAAGAGGTTAGTTCCACCGGAACCACCTCCAAGTAATAGTCTCCGGATGTTCGACCTGAACAACCCGGATATCGACTTGTTCAATATGATTGATGATGAGCTTATTCGAATGTCAGGTTCTGAGATGTATGTTTACAAATACGAGGTTGATGAGAACTTCGATGACGTATTCGGGGAAAACCGTGTGAAAGCTGTGAGACAACAACCTATTTTGGTTGAAGGTCATTACGACCCACGTGCGTTTGAAGAGAACCTGACCGAGTTTGGAATAGAGATGACCAACGACCAGTTGTTCACTTTTAATAAGTCGTATATCGAAGCCAGGCTTGGTCGTCCCTTAATTGCGGGCGATATAATACAACCAAGATTTCAGAACGTCTACTACGACGTATTTGAAGTACAGCAGGATGGATTTGAGGCATACGGTGTTTATCACCTTGTAGCGTCAGCGAGAGTCCTACGCGATAAGCCAGAGATACTGGAAGATTCAGGCGGGCAAGCGGAAGCTGATATTTACGACCCGCAGGACTGGGGTTAATATGAAATTTGTTGGAAAACTAGAAGAGAGATGCTGGAAAGGGTACGAACCTACTCCAGGAAAGAAAGCTTATGCAGATGGGTCGTGCCGTCCTGTGAAGAGAAAGAAAAAATTAAAAAAGAAACTCAAGGAAGCTGCTGCCTGGACACGTAAAGCTGGGAAGAACCCTGAAGGTGGTTTGAACAAAAAGGGAGTTGCATCCTACCGTGCTGATAACCCTGGCTCCAAGCTAAAGACTGCTGTCACTAAAGACCCAAAGAAATTAAAAAAAGGCAGCAAAGCTGCCTCTAGACGGAAGTCGTTCTGCGCGCGTATGGGCGGGATGAAGAAGCGTAATACTTCTAAGAAAACTGCGAACGACCCGGATAGCCGTATCAATAAGTCTTTACGTAAGTGGAATTGTTAACCTAACTAGGTTTAATGGGTGTTGAGCTTAGCTCAGGTACCACCACCCTTCTTTTTATGAGGGTGTAACTTACCGTGAACGCGTTTCTTCTTTTTAACCAGAGATTTCTCTTCTCCGTACATCTGCTCACGTTGCTCTTTGGTGTAAGACTCTTTATCCATCTCATGAGGGTCTAAGTAACCACCCTCTGGCTCTGCGCACAATTTGGCGAGGTCGTAGAGATTCATCTCCTTTTGAAGAGAAGCTTTTTTATCTCTTTTTTTCATTGTACCGGCTAACCAGCTTCTATCCTTATCGGATACTACCCAAGCGTTCTCAAAGCTCCTTCCATCAGCACCCACGCCAGCCCCCTGGACGACGTATGTCTCTCCCAGGATATTTCGTACTACTCCAGTGAGCTTGCCTCTAGGAATAGGCTTAGAAACGCTCTCCGTCTTAGTCTTCTTAGCATTGCTAATAGCGATAGCCACGGCTTGGTCTTTTTTGCGACCTTCCCTACTCAACTTCTTAATATTAGAGGAAATTGTTTTTTTAGAGTTACCTGGCTTTAAAGGCATTACTTTGATGCGGTGGTGTTACCGACAGGATTTAGCCCAGGCTTCTTCTTCTTTTTATCTCTGGGCTTTAGAGGGCTGGAGTTATTGTCCCTATCGCCATTATCTGAACCTTTAGCTTTTGAGTCGCTGCCTCCGTATGCTCCGCCTGCACCTGGCTCGAATGCTTCATACTGCGCTTCCTTCTTTACTGTCTTCTTCTTAGCCATCTTCTTGAAAGTTTTGGCTAGAGTTTTGGCTTTGCCAGTACAGCCTTTCTTGGTGATAGGGGTACACTTACCTTCTGTACCGCGACGCTCAATATCCTCTTCAGCACCTTGAATCCAGTTATCGCCTTTCTTCGCTTCATCGTAAGGACCGCCGACTTTTTCGTTACCCGGGTTCTCTGTATTACCTGGTTGGGAGCCGTAACTAGACATGGAACGTCCACCTTTAGTGATGGCTGTCTGGGTCTGGTTGGTAGAAAGCACCTTATCGGCATCCTTCAAGAGTTTAGCTTTGCCAACCTTCTTAGCTTTAGCTATTTTAGCTGCGGCTTTAGTGCCGCCTTTAACCCCTTGCTTAGGATAACCCTTCGAAGCGTTCTCATCAATCTTTACTTTACCACCAAACAATGTGTCTGATACTAAAGGGTATGATTTTGACTCTGCAGGCTTGGTCATTCGTGATTCTGTAATTGTTCCAACTTTCTTCATAACTTTATATACTCAGCGCACAGGGAGAACTATATAATTATGTAAACTTAAATTATGGCACCAATCCCAGCACCCTCTCCCACTTCTCTGACTGGCTACTCGGCACCGAACGCGGCTGCAGGTGGCGGTAATCAATTTCAATCCAGTGGTCCTTGTTCAGGAACTACGTGGACTCACACTCAAGATTTATTTATTGCGTACGAGGTTGTCGAAATACCACAAAACGCAGGTACTTGGTTACCTTCCACTAGCAACGTAAGCGCATTAAAGCTTACAGTGTATGGTCAAGCAGAAGACTCTTTGGATTTCTTCTCCACTAGCTCTGTTTCTGGCGCAACCGGGTGTGCCACTGCCGCTGATGCAAGACAAGCTCACGTACTAACCTTATCTTCTACCGGTGCTCTTCAAGGCATGGGTCCTGCTGGCGCGATTTACACCCTATCTGGTGGTTACGAAAGACGTTGGACACAGACTGGAGACGTTGCTCGGTCAGACAACCGAACCTACATGAACGGTTTATTTCCGATTGACGGACTTCCATCTGGTTGGAACAATGACGTAACTTTATCTAATCTCGTTGCACGTCAGATTATCGCAAGAGTAGTTAATGGAGGTATTCGTTATAGCAATGATGGAACGACCCCTCCTGTGACAGCAGGCGATTGGGACTTAATGTACTTCGGTTTGATGGACGTCTAACTTAACAAGACAATATAAAAAACCCAGGAGGCTTTCACTTCCTGGGTTTAGTCTTTTTACGGGGACCATCCCAAAGAACAAATATATATTTAACCGAATAGCATTACAGACTGAGCCTCTTTAGCTTTTGGGATAGTTACGCTTAGTAACCCATCCACATAAACCACCTTAGCTTTCTTAGTGTCATATTGCTCATCTACATTAATAGAAAAATCAACATCTTTTCCGCTTATCCCACGGTGCAGCACGCAACGCGTGTCTTCCTCTGCGTTTTTTGAGGCACGTACAGTAAAGGAGTTCTTACCCCCGATAACCTTCACCTCTTTTTCCTTGTAACCCGCAAGGGCAAACTCAAAGTGTAGTGAGTTTTGGTCTTCCGATAGGTAGCAGTTGCTAACTGGGTATTTCGGCAATCTACAAGCTTCTTTGGCTTGTTGTGGTTGGAACTCCTTTTCGAAGCTCCCATGTAGCTCACTGAAGAGCCTATCAAAATGTGTAAAGTAATGATTCATAATTTTTATTCCTCCTTTCGGCAGGTGTTAGAAGACTAATTATTTTATTTGTTACGTCCTCTGTTTTATGGAGGGTTTTATCCACCCCATCGATTTCGACAATCAGAGAGTACCCTGATTTGCCAAGTGTAGCTTTATATAGAGAGGTACAGCGACGCATTAGTATGTTATACCTAGCACTGCCCTTCTCAAGCTTCTCCTTCGTTATAGTCTTGTAAGGCTCCATTTGAACATAAACTTTCTGCGACCGTACGACATGGACTGTCTGACCCTCGACGAAGTTCTTCAGGTTTCCGTGACGGACTTTGCTCGCTTCTATCCCTTTAGGGCTAGATAATACGAGGCAGGTAATTAAAAATAGTTTATGAAACATGTTCGGGAAAATACAAAAATGGGGTTGTTAGGGGAAAACCAGTTTCCCCCTATGGTTAACTCTCACCTCTCTACGAAAAGACACTACGCGCTTTCACAGTGTTTTGGCGCAATAGCTCAGAATAAACCATCGGTTATTTATATATGTCCTACCAAAGGGGTTAATATTAACATCCTCCCTCTGATTATTATCAACAAAATAAAGTTTGTGCTGGTAATACCAAGTAAAAAGTTTTTTACTTTGCTGACTAAGGACGAAAAAGCAATTTTAGATTCAGCAAGCGCCTTAGCAGAAAAAATAATAATTTTAGAGACCAAGACTTCGAATCCCTTAGATTGGAATAAAGATTTGATAGCAGGAACCAAACGAGTTATAGACTCCTCAGACTGGGTAATGATAGCTCACAATCAAAATGAGGAGAACGAAGCTTTTGCAGACCTGTGCCTACAGTTCGAAGGAGACCCTACTCCGGTTTTGGAAGTTGGCTTTGGTCAGGAAGAGTAATCTCGAGGAAACCATCTCCATACATTTTATGGAAAGCTAAGCGGCTTTCATTCCACTCTTCACTCATTGCACCCTCACCTTCTGATGAGTGTAGAACCATGAGAGGAACTACGTGGTTCTTTCGCCCTTTACGATTAGCTTGTAACGTGTAGTACATGTCGTAGTAATCCCAATCGGATGAAAATTCTTTTGGTTTAGCGGTTTTTATATTGTTTAAAGTTGCGCCCGTGGTAATCAATAACAACCCGTCTAAAACCTCCGCTTCTCCGTAACCTCCGTAGTACGTAGGAAAACACTCGTCAAGGCTGTCGCCGTGCCACACGCACCCGCGCAGGAAGCTATCTGGATGAGGGTATTCCCTGCCTAGCCCATGCCACCAACAACTCGTCTTGTTTAGGCGTTGGGGACCTGCGATACCAAGAAACCCTACGTCCTTCGTAAGATTATTGTCTACAACCTCGTTAAACATTTCAGGAGTATTTAAAATTTGTATGTCATCGTGGCACATAATAACTTTATCTTTCGCAATAACGTTATTATCTTTAAATGCTTTTGTATAGGCTTCAAAGATAGAGCTCTCATTTACTAAGTAATGTACCACCCATCCTGCTTTCTCTAAAAAAGTTTTAATTGGGCGTTCTTTCGCTTCGCGGGTAGGTATGAAGGCAAGTTTTCTCATGTCTATATAATAGTGTTATTGCAGGAAATGTGAAGCCCTAAAAAGCCTAAATTAAATATTGTCCGCTACTAGCTTCATGTCAGCATCTACCATGGCTGTGACTAAGCCCTCAAACGTATGCCGAGGAGCCCATCCTAAAACTTCTTTAGCTTTAGTATTATCCCCTTTCAAGATATCCACCTCAGCTGGTCTATAAAACTTAGGGTCTACTACCACATGTTGTGTTAGGCAGAGTCCTACATGCTTAAATGCTATTTCGCAAAACTCCCTCACTGTACGTGTTTCCCCCGTAGAAATTACAAAATCTTCAGGGGTATCCTGTTGTAACATTAACCACATAGCCTCAACGTAATCAGGAGCATACCCCCAATCTCGTTGGGCGTCGAGATTACCTAACAGTAACGTGTCCTGCAGGTTATGAGAAATCCTAGCGACGGCTTGGGTAATCTTACGTGTAACAAATTCCGTGCCCCTCCGGGGCGATTCGTGGTTAAACAGAATACCTCCACATGCGTACATACCATAACTTTCCCTGTAGTTTTGAACCATGTAGTGAGCGTAGGTTTTTGCAACCCCGTAAGGGGAACGGGGGTGAAATGGTGTCGTCTCGGTTTGAGGGGTTTGTCGCACTTTACCAAACATCTCACTAGTAGAGGCTTGGTATACCTTAGCCTTTGGGTGCATAAGACGTACTGCCTCCAAAACATTTAAAGCTCCTATAGCGTTTACCTGGGAGGTATGAATAGGTTCATCAAATGACGCGTGTACAAAACTTTGCGCTGCAAGATTGTAAATCTCATCAGGCTTGTACCTCCCTACTATATGCATTAAGCTGGATAAATCCGTAATATCTCCTTCTACCAGCTTGAGCTCGTCGGACTCTATATGGGAAATCCTTTGAGTGTTCTCTGAGGAAACTCTTCGAACGAGACCAATAACAGTATACCCCTTGTCCAAAAGAAATTCAGTTAGGTAAGAACCGTCCTGTCCGGTTATCCCCGTAATAAATGCAACTCTCCTCATGCTATATAATAGTGTAACCATCATGAGTCCTGAAGAAATAAAGAAAGAATTTTTGAGGTGTAAGGAAGACCCAGTCTACTTTATGCGTCATTATATTAAAATTATTCACCCCATACGCGGGAGAGTGAATTTCGATTTATACCGATTTCAAGAACGTATTATTAACGAGTTCAAGGAAAACAGATTTAATTTAATGCGTAAGTTCCGTCAGGCGGGCGCCACAACAATTAGCGCTGCGTACGCTCTTTGGTACATCACGTTTAATAACGATAAGAATGTTATGGTGGTATCTATTGGTGACCGTGAATCTAGAGATTTTCTAGATAGAGCCGTTAATATGTATGATGATTTACCTGAATGGTTACGAGCACCGGAGACAGAGCGTAATAAGCACGTTCTTAAACTCTCTACAGGAAGCAAGATAAAATCTCAACCTGCTGGTGCGGGACGTGGAGAGTCTGTATCTCTCCTCATCGTAGACGAGGCTGCGTTTATTGATAACATGAGAGAGTTTTGGATGGCTATCTACCCAACAATCTCTACAGGTGGTTCTGCATGTATCCTTTCTACAGTGAATGGTATGGCTAACCTTTATTACGAGCTATATCGAGACGCTGAGCTGGAGAAGAACGATTTTAACGTAATTGATATTCATTGGAGGGAGCACCCTGAATACACTGAGAAGTGGTCGGAGCAGACGAGAAGTAATGTAGGTGAGCGTGCGTGGTTGCAGGAGTACGAAGGACAGTTTCTAGGCACAGGTGAAACCTTTATTGACGGTGGCACTTTAGACCAAGTTAAAGTAAGCACCACTCACAAATTCACCAAAAAGCATTATAACATGATGCGTATTTTTGAAGAACCTCAACCCTACCACACCTACCTAATAGCTGCAGATACTTCCTTCGGACGAGACAGGGATTACTCCGCCTTCCATATTATCAACCTGTACAACGGAACTCAAGTAGCTGAGTTCTACAGTAACCGTTGTGGGTTGAACGAGTTTGCTCGAATCATGTCTGAAGAAGGGTTGCGCTACAACACCGCGTTTATATGCCCAGAACGAAACGGTTTAGGGTTAGCTCTTATAGAGCAATTATTTGAAGTGCATGAATATGAAAATATGTGGTGTGATGATAAAGGTCAGATGGGGTACTTGGTAAATAACAAAAATAGAGATATTATGTTAAATACCTTACAAGAAAAATTAAAAACTTCAAAAATAAAAATCAATTCAGAGAGAACTTTTAAAGAGTTAACTACTTTTATAATAAGTAAGTCAGGAAAAATCAAAGCAGAAGATGGTTTTGCAGATGACCTGGTTATGAGCCTAGCTATTGGTGCTACTATTATGGAAGACATCGTAGGCAAAAGCCCGGTACCTATAGTTATGGGTGACCTGGACAAACCTTCTAGTAAAGAAAGTATAGAAGGTGGTTTTTCCAGGGGTACATACAATAAGAGCCAGGAGTTTGAGGAATACAGAAAATGGATTTAAACGATAACAACAACGACAATCTCGATGAGAATGAACAATTAGATGAGAATGCAGGTTTTACCGCATTCCCTGGGTCACGTGGCTATAACCAACAGGCACCTTTATCCGGAGCATTTGCTGCGTTCTTTAAATCATTCTTTACAACAAAGAAGAAGCGTGGTAGACCTGCCGCTGCTAAAGACCCGTTTAGAGGGGACGTAGTAAAGCAAGCAGACGGTGAACAAGACACCTCTATGGGTATTGGTGTATCCAAAGGTGGTGTGCAATTACCTCAAGTTGAGTACGAACGTCGGCGCCGTTACCAAGATTATGAGGCTATGGACGAGTACCCAGAAATCGGAGCCTCTCTAGACATCTATGCAGATGACGCTACTCAAACCCATCTTGACGGTCACATGATTGAGGTCCAGACAGAAGTTCCAGAGATTGCAGAGGCAGTAGAGGCTTTTGTTCATGAAACGAACTTAGAAATGTTTATGTGGGATATCATCCGTAATATGTGTAAGTACGGCGATTGTTTTTTAGAAAATATTGTGGATTTAAATAATCCAGATGCAGGTATCCAAAGATTGAAAGTATTGAATCCTGTATTTTTATTCCGTCGCGAAGATAGATTCGGGTATTTGAAGGGGTTTGTCCAAGAAGTACCAGAGTCCACATCCCAAGCATACAATCAGGGCATGGGACACATTAAAAAGAAGAGTATTATCGACTTAGACCGTCACCAACTGGTACAGTTTAGGTTACATAACTCAGACTCTAACTATTACCCTTACGGGAAATCCATTTTGGCTCCGGGAGTGCGGGCGTGGAAATCACTACGTATGATGGAAGACGCGATGTTGATTTATCGTTTACACCGCGCTCCAGAACGCCGTATCTTCTATATTGAAACGGGTAATCTCCCTCAATCTAAGGTAGAGATGTTTATGGAACGCGTTAAGCAGAAGTTCAAGAAAGAGAAATTTTACAATATGCAGGAAGGCGCAGGTGACGAGCAATACAACCCTATGTCAGGAGAGGAAGATTTCTTTGTCCCAATCAAAAATGGTCAAGGAACAAAAATCGATACCTTACCAGGCGCTCAGAACTTAGGAGAGATTGACGATGTTAAGTACTTCCGAGATAAGGTTTTAGCCGCAATGAAAATCCCTAGAGATTTTATTGTAGAGCATGACAAGTCTCCGGAACGTAAAGGCAACCTAGCTCAGCTAGACGCCAAGTTTGCTAAAGCTGTTATGCGTGTCCAACGTGATACAGAGGTAGGCTTGAATACTTTAATTAAACGTCACCTAAATTTGCGTAAATTCCCAGCACAGCTGGTTAAGCAGCTTCGTATTAAACTCGCTCCGCCATCCGATATGGCTGAGAAGAGAAAGTTGGAGTTATCAGAACAACAGACACGTGTAGTCCAGGCAGTTAAAGGTTTGGAGATGTTTTCTAAGGAGTATATCTTTAAGAATTACTACAACTTCAACGATAGAGAAATTGAAGAAGTTAACCAACAACGTGAGGATGAGACTGCTGCTGACCAAGAACAACAAGCTGCGGCGCAGGGCGGTATGCCAGGCGCAGCCCCATCTCCAGGAGGTCCTCCTTCACCAGCTCCAGGAGGTTCGCCTTCACCAGCTCCAGCTCCAGCTCCAGCAGGACCCGACCAAGGTGGGGGACCAGGTGGTTTAGGAGGAAAACCAAAAGATACACCTCAATAATTATCACAAAGAGCTAGGTTAGGAGCTCTATATAAAAACAGAACCAATTTTAGAACAATGAATTTAAAAAACCTTTTTAATAACCGTAACAAGAATTTCGCTCGTTTAAACGAGGCAGGTGACTACTTAGGTCGTCGTCTAAGAGAAAATTTAGTTATTTACGATATAGATGACTCGAATAATCGAGTTACTTATGTAACAGAGTCTAGTAACCTTATCTCTTGTCATTACAAGGAAACAAACAATAAGCTTACCTTAGAAAACTTTAATATTGCAGGTCTAGACGAAATAATGTCGGACGACGCAGTAGACACTCAGGTCCAAGGTAATATCCATCAGTTTGTAACAGGTCTTGTAGATGACAGGTACGACAAAGCAGAATCTTCTTTTGATGCAATTGTCGAAAGTTTTACTATGAGAGCTAAAATTGAGGAGTCTCGTAAGAAGCTTAACAAGAAAATAGCTCGCTTTGGTGAAGCATACAACATAACCGAGACTAAGTCGTTCAGTAAGTTCGAAGAAATCTCTCCTATGCTTGAGAAGTTCTTACAAGAAAATATGGAAGACCTACAGGCTAACAGTAAGCTTATCGAAGGTCTACGTCTATCTAAGGTGGTAGGCGACACTTACGACCTCCCAAGACTAACTCTTGAAGGTTTGTCTAACGAGTTTATCGTAGTCCCGAGCAATACCCAAAAAACACTATACGAAATGGTATGCGAAAAAGAGTTAGTGCGTAAGGAGCTTATGGAATCCAAGGAATCATTCTCGCGCATGTGGGCACGTAACGGACATATCTCTAACCTAGCTTCTAATATTTACTCAACGGATGCGATAATTAAATCTGCGTTGCAAGAGGCTGTTTTGGATATTCCATATATCGCTCTATCCAACAAAGTGGATTTATCAACAGTTATGGAATCTGTATTCCATATTACCAACCCAGGAACTATCTCTCAAAAAGATATTCGTGAGTTTGTTGGTAAGATTTACGAGTTTAAGAAGCCGTTAAAGGCTGAAGTTATTACCGCTCTTAATGAGAAGTATGGTGTAAATGTCCAAAGCCTACGCTTTGTACCTTCTTTCAAAGGATTGGCTGAGGTTCAGTCTGAAATCTTTTCTATGTTAGGTGAGGCAGCTGGTGACGGTGTACTAGCGGATGTGCTTAAAGAGTTCTCCGTTTGTATGTCTCGCAAAGGTGGTGTGCAAGTTTTAGACATCTCTAACATGCTTTCTAATATTATGAAAGAAGCTAACTTTACAGTAGTAGACATTGACGAAAACTTCGAGATGAAAAAGCTGTCTGATTACCTAAAGAACAATCTTCAGGATAACCAGTACTACGGTGATGACGATGACCTATCTAACGACCCAGGTGAAGGCAGTACCGCTAAGAAAGGTTCTAAGTCCAAAACTAAAAAGGGCGCTAAGGATTTTGAAACTAAGGACGGTAAGTCTAACTTCGGCGGCAACAAGGGCGATATAAAGTCTGCAGACCGTAAGGAAGATGACGACAGTAAGTTAACTGCTGACGAGAAGGGTGATATCGATGATAACGATAACGACCTACCTAACAATAAGGAAAAGAAAGGTAAGAAGCTTTCTAAGAAGCAAAAGGCAATGGATGGTGATGGCGACGGCGATATCGATGCCAAAGACCTAAAGAAGCTTCGTAAAGAAGGTGTAGCCGAGGCTGAGCGTGAAGTAGCGCAGGACGGGCAAAGTGAAGAGAAGTCTGAGAAAGATGCGGAAGATGTAGCTGCCTTTAACGACATGTTCAATAAAGTGCAAGATATCTCTAAGAGTATGAAGCTAGACTTGGAGCCAGATGAAGAGGAAGCGGACTCAGCTGACCCAGACCCAACACCCGAAGAGGATGAAGAGGTAGAAGCAACTGAAGAAACCGAACCTACTCAGTAAAGTAACCTTGTTTAGTCCAGTTAATAATATTGGATACAAATAAAGAACGCATAATAAGGAGCTCAGATATTAAATTATCGAGCTCCTTTATTGTTTCCTCAGTTACCATCTTACTCTCACGCATATTTTTAAGCTGGTCTTCTAGCATAGTCAGCCTCTCCTTCGTATCGGGAGTGAAATCGTTTAGTTTCTTGGTTTCAATTTTTTTATTTTTCATGTTTAATCTCCAGTCCTAAGGACTTGTAGGATTTAATCCTTTCCTTAGCGTGTTTTTCGAGGTAAGGGGCTCGGTCAAAGAAGTCGTATATAAATACTTGGTTTTTAGATTTATGTATTCGTAACGCACGACCCATCGCTTGAAGGGTAGCAATCTCAGACTTCAATCCACGAGCGTTAATCAAGTGAGTGATTTCTGGGATGTCAATTCCGGTTTGCATAATAGTTGTGCCTATCAAAACAGAGACTTTGTCATCCTTAAAGGCGTTAATAGTCTTTTTTCGAGTAGCAAGGTCATCTTTCCCCTCTAATTTAAAGGAGTTAGGGATTCGTTGGTGTAGAATCTCAGCATGCTTCAGGTCTTTTACTATTATAAGAGTTCTCGACCGGTTTTTTTGTATTTTTTCTGTTAATTCCACAATCATATCATTGCGAATATCATTTTCAGTCACAAATTTCTCGTACACCTCTCGATATGACAGTTCTGTGTCCTCCACAGTACCTGTATCCTTCATAGGAATTATCTGGATGATTGGTTCAGTAAGGAATCCGTCGTCAATCAGACCTTTAGCATCAACCTCTTCAATCACTCTACCTAATCCTGAGATAAGGTTAAGACGGCTCATCGGGTCACGGGGTACGGTTGCCGTCATTCCAATTCTATAAGCTGCGTTAGGGAAGGACTTTATAACTTTTGTGGCTACTTTTCCTTTAGCAAACTCATGCACTTCATCAAAGATTATAAAATCGGAGGTTTTTAGATGAGTATCAATAACTTTGTCAATTGACTGCACAGTGCATAAGGTCATGGGTTTAATAATAACGCCATCTCCGAAAGCTAACCCTACATCAATACCCCATTTACGTAGGTCATCATAGGTTTGTTTGAGCAACTGTTTCTTTGTGAAGAAAATTAAACCGGTCTTACCCTCCAAAGCTTTCAGGATACCCCCTAAAATTAAAGTCTTGCCCGCGCCCGTAGGAGCTTTAATAATACAACCTTTAGCTTCTAAAGCATTTCTAACCATTGATTCCTGGTAATCACGTAAGGTAATACCTGGTAATTCGATGTCATCTGAGTGGGTAGCATTACGAGAATCCTCTATTTTGTAGTCTATACCTAAATAAGTGAGGTCTTCCTCTATATGAGATAAAAGACCCGTACCAAACTTACCAGTTTTAGAAGAGAAGAACGCTTTCTCCCCATTCCAACCATGTTTTCTGTACGCAGCAGAATAGTTGTACCCAGGAACCTTAGCACTATACTTCTTTTCTAATGTTGTTAATAATTTTTTATTATCTGTTTTTAAAATAGATAAACTATTATTGATAATTATTGTTACCATAATACTATTATAGTATTAAAGTTTTTATAACTTATAAAATTATGACTCAACCTAATAAAGAAAAATCTCTTATCGACCTTGCAAAAGAACATCTAGATAATGTGGGGGCTGACCCTGCACAAGGTGTTAGTGTTCCTGACGCACCTTCAACATCAGCGTCGGAGAGGGTAGAAATACCTGCAGAAGACCTAAAGTTTAATACTCCGAAAGAGGAACCTAAAGAGGTGATTAAAGACGCGTTTGATGGTACTGTTGCATCTGCTGTAAGTGACCTTCTTAAAAATATAACGGGAGGTGATGAATGGGTATCCTTAAACCTTCCTTCCCAAGGAAAATCATACCGTGACCACAACGGTACAGTTAAAATTAAAGCTTTTACGTACCGTGAGGAAAAGAAGCTACGGAGCATTAAAAAAGTAAACCAGGCTAATAATGTGATAAAATCTTTATTTGAGGATTGTGTACAGGGGTTAGATTACGACTCAATGACTTTACAGGACAAAAACTTTATTTTATTTAAGTTGCGCGAGATTTCTTACGGCGATAAATATGTAATCTCAGCCGAGTGTCCAGATTGTTCTGCAGAAAACAACTTAAATCTCCTTATTAGTGAAATTCCGGTTGAGTACGCCGCTGATGATTTCGAAGAGCCGTTGGAAATAACTCTCCCAGACAGTGACCAGGTGGTTAAGTACGTTTCCCCCCGGGCAAAAGATGAACCTTATATGGAAGATATGGTAACACTTACAGAAAATCTATGGCGTTTCGCATTATCAGTAGGGACACATGCGGATAAAAATATTTTACGTCAATTCTTTGAGAAGACCACTGTTAGGGATATTGCCTTTTTCCGTGAAAATCTATCAAAAAGCCACTATGGGTTTACGAAAAAGGTTGCTTTTGATTGCGCGAACTGTGGGGAGACCACAGAGACGTTTGTACCGTTTAACGAGTCTTTTTTCTCCGTGAGCTAGTTGTTCGAGGGGAGAACCTAGCGTCTGAAGTATACTCCTTAATAAAACATGCCAACTTTACCCTTCATGATATGTATCTTATGACGGGGGAGGAGAGGGGTGAGTTTATGAATTTATTGGTTGAGGAAAGCAATCGAGAGAAAGAAGCAATTGACTCTGCTAGGTCCTCTAAATAAATAAGACATGACTACTTTCAACGATATCACTGTAATCAACAGAGCAAACCGCCCTTCTCCTATCAGCCCATGTAAACTAGATTTTATATGGATTAAGGATGGTAGTTACCAGAATCCTTTTCAGGTATGCTCAGTACATATTTTCCCAAATACACAGTTTGGGTCTCCTAACCCTTACGTCAACCTAACCGCAGGGAATGCCAGCTATGGTTTGGTTAGCTCTACCGCCACGGAATACATTTTCCGTAACTATAAGCGTAATGATGTTGGTGACCGAATTGGGTTTGATGCTAATGTTAGTGCGTGTGCAGAAGAACCCGATTATGTTGGCGGAAATTCCGCTAGTGCTATTTTTAATACTAGCCCAGGTAATTTTTCCGTAATTCTACAGCCAGAGGCAGATTACTTTCCTACTACAGCGCCTGCTAATGCTTGGTTACCTGTGTCGAGTAACACCGCGTCCGCGACAGGAGATTATTTAGATATTTGGACACTAGTGGACGTTGAGGGTTCTCGCGCACAGATTTACGTCAACTCTTTTAAATTAAATTCTAACTCTAACGTGGCACTAACCCAACCTTTGTTGGTAACCCCGACAAACAAACTGATTCAACGTTACGTAGAGGTAGGGAGCAAGGAAAAGCTTCGCGTTAAAACCGAATTGGTTGTAGATAATGAGCCTATTACGAACGACCTTCGCAACCTGCTAGAAACCGGTTCACTTCTTTCTAAACCACAGATGCGAATCGTTAAGCTGAATGAGAGCCCTGAATTAACTAGCAGGGTAGTGGTTCAGGAATTCGGGGACACTTCGGGTAGTATACAACTAGACTCACAAAACCTAATAAGCTACCTTTGGAATACCGAGACGATTGTCCCGAAATATGAAGATGATATTTTAGGTGGTTCTAGAGGAGTGTACGAAATCACTGTAAAATATGATATTTTAACAGAGAGTTTTTACAGCCCTAAGTTTAAGTTAATAGTGAGGTAGCAGTTAGCTCCCAGTTTGCCTTAAATATATTGGCATACACATACGTTTCAAAATCTTTACGATTTGAGGCTACCCAGAAGTCATTCCAGTCTTTATAGTGTTTCGGAGGACGTAAAGCGTAGATGTCATTAGTGCGTTGGGTCAGAAGTCTCTTCTTAGCCTCAGTAAAGCCCTCCTGACCGCTTTCGTCGTTATCGTACGCAAGTATTACTCTTTTACCTTTAAGCTCCTTAGCTTGGACGGTAGACATCTTACAGCCCTGAGTACACGTAGCGTTGAAACCTGCTGCCCGTAAGGACATAGCATCTAAAGGACCTTCCGTAACCATTACATACTCTAGAGACTTATCGTAGGGGTACAGTACTTCTGATGTCTTAATACCGTACAAACCCTTGCTCGGGTTTAGATACTTAGGGTCACGATTTATAAGGGTACGAGCTTGGAAGTAAAAACAACCTTTCTTATCAATGTAAGGAATTATGATTCTCTGAAAGTAGCGCCCCTTCTTTCCAACGTAGAATTTAAAAGAAGCGAGTTTGCGGGAGATAGCAAAGTTAGAAGCTAACCGCTTTAGAGTGTTCGTAGACTTTATATCCTTTTTAGGGTCTACCTCAATCCAGTCCTCCATATCACCCTCGATAGTCCGCTCCACAGAAATAGCTTCATTCTCCACATTCAGGGTAGATACTTCAAAGAGATTAACTCCCTTATCAAACGCAATCCTATTTACAAAGGAACGAGCTGCGGGATACGGGACATTCTCTACGTGCGAGATAAGTTGGAGGAAGTTTCCTTTTTCCCCAGATTTGAAGTCAGTCCATAATCCCGTATCCAGGTTAATATAGAGCTTATGCTTGTCGTCGTCGGCAAAGATTGAATTAATACGGAATTCCCGCCCTGCGGAGGTATTTTCTGTAAATTTTTCAGACAAATAGTCTTTAATAATAGCTGGAGGAACATTCATGTTTATTAATAAGGTATCACCCAGTAAGATTAAAGTCTACGACGAATGCAAATTGAAGTATAAATTCAAATATATTGACTATTTGCAGGAAAAGTCCACTAATACGGACGCCCTACAGTTTGGCTCATACATTCATAAGATTTTCGAGGACGGCGTTAAAGCTACCTCTGAAGAGGAGTTGCATCAAGTGGCAGAGTCACTTAGGTCGAATTACAAGTTCGATAAAGAGCGAGAAAATAAGATAGAGATTTGTATAACTAATTTTCTAAATTTTAACAACTCGCTATCAAGCTGTGAGCAAATCGCAACCGAGCAGGTATTCGCAGTAGAGCTGAAACAAGGTTACGCCGTAAACGGTATTATTGACCGCGTGGTAAAAAGCGAAGACGGTAATTATCTAGTTATCGACTACAAAACCAGTAAAAGACCTTCTACTAAAAGAGACCTGATAAAAGACCCTCAAATGTTATTGTATGCTTACGCAATCTCTAACCTTTACACGGTACCTATTTCTTCAGTAACTCTAGCTCATTACTATCCTCATCTCGATAAGCTGGTACACATTAAATTTTCTGAGGCACATGTATTAATGTACATGAGAAAGCTAACACAGCAAATTTGGGAGATTAGGAAGAAAAAAAAGGACGAGTTCTTTCCCCAAGTAAACCAATTCTGTAATTGGTGTGGGTATAAGGATATGTGTCCTAAACAGAATCCTACAAGTCACTTAGCTGAACATGCTGAAGCTATGAAGAACAAGAAGCCTAGAAAGAAGTTTAATACTTAAATAAGGTCTTTCTTCTGAGACATGTATTTTTTATCCTCATACACAAGAGGGTAATATTCCTCTATTGATATTAACCTGAAAAAGTCTACAACCTCTGTAGTAGAATATTTATATTTTTTTGTATAGGTAGATAATAAGGATGATAACTTCAAAGGTCTTTCAGTCTTTACTGAGTTCAATACTTTAGACTGAAACACTTCTATAAAGTGAGTACTAAACCTATACCTCCATTTTTCTTTAAACTTCAAAGACAAACAGTAATCTATTTGCTCTAGGAATTCAGACAACACTAATTCATCGCTCATAATTTATTTAATATATATAATATAGTCGAAGCTTATCCAGTTCTGACGTAAAAAATGGTAAAAAATAAAAAAACTCTGTTTCTGGGCACCACCAAGAAGCTCCCCTTTCAGGATACAGCTAAAAAACAGCCTAAAATGTCTCCTGGAGGTTGTTTGTTCACCTTCAAGTATAGAGCGAGGGACGGACGTGACCCATCACCCTTCATTATTATGGTGTCAGGACGATGGAAAGCTAAAAATGGCGGTACTTATTTTAATGGGGTAAATTTAAAGACTTTAGGTGCTACAGCTAGAGCCAGGGTAATCCTTGAGTTTGGCGCTTTACCTGTAGGGTCAGTATCGTACAATGATATCCAGGCTGTAGCCGGTCAGGACCCTGAATGCTGTATCAGGACGTATAACGTTAGGAAGGTAAGAGCCCTACATAAGGTAGGAAACTAAAACTATGGCTGCCGAATCAGAATTACCCGAACTAATCTCCTCCATCAAATCGTTGGCGGAAGGGTTAGCAGCTGATAGAGCCAAAAAAACAGACGCAGAAGATGCAAAAACTTCTTCAAAAACCCTCGCTACTAATTTAGCTAAAAACTCCGTAGCTGTGTTAGGGTTGTCGCAAGGTCTCACCTCGATGAAAGGCTTCTTTTCTCAAGCAGCAAGAGACAACACTAAGGTTGTTGGTCAACTGGCGAAGTTTACTACAGCATCTACCACTACAAGCAAACAGTTATTAGCGTCTCTAGACACCGGTTACACTACCATGCAAGAAGGGTTGGCAACTCAAGGGGAGTTGATTAATATGGGTATGGCTGACATGTCAAAAGGGAATAAAGAATCCTTTATTGCTATGAAGGCTTTAGGGGTTAATCTCGCTGGAGTAACATCCATTACCCGATTCAATCAGGAAGCATTAGGCATAAGTGCTGACGCATCTACCGAGTTATCCAAGAGCCTTATTGAGACCGCGATAAAGAACGGTACCAGTATGGAAGCCTTGGTTAGCGCCGTTGAATCCATGAGAGGAGCTTTAATAAAGACTTCTGTCGAATTGGGACCTGAGATGTCCATGAAAGTGCAGAATGTTGTGGCTCGTATGACCCAAAACAATTCTGATTTAGCGGGAGCGGCAGCCAACTTTGTCACAAGCCTCGTTTCAGGAGAAGAAGGCTTCTTCAAAGCAGCTAAACTAGGAATAATGTTCAACAGAGGTGATTCGGAAGACCAGTTAGTTGCCAAAATAGAAGAGGCAGCCCGTCGAATGAATCAGATGAGCGCAGGTGCCGAAGGCGGTGTTGCGTTCCAGAGATTTGAAGATGCGTTTGGTATATCAAGAGAAAACTTTCTGGTTGCCAAGAAACTAGGTACTAATATAGAGCGGATGAGAAGGGCTGATACTAAAAGTGCTACTGAACAGCTTAAACAAATGGACGTAGGCAGGCAGATAGAAGTTAATTCCTTTATGCTGCAGTCTAAAGGAGTTGATTTTATGCAGGGAGTAGCCCAGGCTACCGCACCTCTACAGATGTTCGTACCTTTAGCACTAACCGCTTTAGGAACTATCGCCTCAATGACTACCATGATGGCGCTTAAAGGTACTGGCGCAAATCCGACAAGTATTCTGGGTTCGCTTAAAGCTAAAACAGGACTGCTGCCTTGGGCTGCTGGGTTAGCTGGACTCCTGTCTACTGCTAAAGATATGGACGATGTTATTAATGGTTCACGTAAAAAGGAAGATATGGGTGGAATCGGCGGAGGTGTTGTCGGGGGGACTATTGGATTTGCCTTGGGCGGTCCGATTGGTATGGGTATAGGCGCGATGCTTGGTAATGTTGTAGGTGGATACATAGGACATGCGTCTGATGAGAACACATCACACGCTACAAGAACCAACGAGCTTCTTAAGGAGATGCACGGTCAAGACGGAAAGACGCAAGAAGATACAGAACAGATTCGTCGAATCCAGCAAGACCAAGAGCGTCGAGCTAGAACCTTGTCAAACCCACAAATATCTATTCTTACTACTATAAACGATACCCTTGTTAGGAACCTAGCGGTACTAGAAAGAACCGCTGGTCAGACACGCCGTCAAACGGAACTTATCGAAGATTCAAAATTCGACAACGCTACTATGAAAGCTCCTATGCTGAGTAGGGCTATAGGTGGGACTTAAATTTAAATTATGGCAGCAAACTCAACATGGGATTTTTCAAAAGGACTTGGCTACAATGGTAGACCAGGGATAAACCAAGCTGTAGAAAAGCGTTCTGGTTTGCTGTTTAACTATGGTGGAACTGCTCGTTCCCTGGGCAAGACCATGAAAAGATGGTTACCCTTTTACGAAAACCCTCAAATTGTTGAAAGTAGGAAAGCTAATTATGCGTCCACTGACATCTTTTTAAGGAATGAGCCTGTTAGGTTATTCACAGGTGCGGACGCAAGACAGTTTAGAGTAGAGATTCACTACACTTTAATCCATATGGCATCCATGGTACCTACTTCTGAAATTTTAAAAATGTTTAGTAATGATAAAAAGTTAGACGACGACGAGATAACAAAGGTTGAGGAGTACGTCAGAAATGTAATCCGACGAGACACAGGAAGTAGGCGCCCTTTAGGTGAAGGTACTGCAGAACAATTAGCCCGAGCCGTCCAAGCTATTAATGGAACTCCTAATGTTCCTTCACAAGCAAATAATCCTTATACTAATAATTTTCCAAACCAAATAAATAATATGGATGGTCTGAACTCCATTGCTAATTCCCAAAGAAGTCTAGCGGACTCCATGTTAGAGGAAGTTGCGAGTCGGGCTACCGACGGCACCGACGGACCCTTTGGTAAACTTCCAAACAGTATATCCTCTCAGTGGAACGACGCTTTAATTTATACTATGGGAACTCAGTCTGGGTATAATAAGCTAACAGCACTTCTTCAATACGCAATGAACCATATCCGTGCTTCAGTAATGGGAAGTGGGGAGGTTGCGGTTAAAGGTCCACCTATCGTTCAGTTAAAGCATGGAGCTATGTATGACTTTGTCCCGTGTATTGTAAAAGATTACCGCCTGCAGCCTGTAGACGATGCAGGCTTCGACGCCAAATCACTCTTCTCCCAAAGACTTAAAGTATCTTTAACTTTAGAGGAAATGAGGAGCGTTCATGGGAATCAATTTGGCGACCCTTCCATAACCGGTTCTTTACCCGGATGGGAGAATATTCTCCAGACAGGCACCTTACCTACTCCGTTACCTACGACTGCTAAACAACATAAACTCATGGATGACTCCAACTTCCAAAACGAGATAAAAGAATCATTACCTTGGCTTAAATAATTATGGCATTTTCTAACGACCGCGCAAGTATTTTCCCTGGACGAGTTATTTCTCATCGAGGAAAGACTATAACAGATATAGGAAGTTCTCCTTCTTATCTTTCTTTTCTAGAACAACAAAGCACAGCAACTAATTATAGAGTTGCTATTGTTCCTAATGATATGGAAGGTAGACCGGATTTGCTGTCCTACGCCGCCTATGGCACAGAGCTAATGTGGTGGTTAATCGTCGAAGCTAATTCAATTTACGACTACGAAGAAGATTTGAAAGCTGGCACTCAAATAATGATACCCCAACTCTAGGAAATGATTGGAACACCTCCTACCGAAACAAATACACGAGCATATAATGGTAACAGCGTTGCTTCCGTGTATATTTCTTCGGGCTATGGTGACCTAGTAACTAAGACTGATGGTGGTTCCGGTCCAAATGGACAATTTGATGACCCCTCGTTAAGCCTGCAAAACGGTATTTACGGTATGTCAGACCCGGCTAACTTACAAGGTTTGGTAGAAAGGTTTGAGGTTGAGCTTGAGCAAGGTGGTACCTCTAAAGGAACCTATCGACTCCGTCTTATAAATCCCACGGATGAACTAGAACTATTTTTGTTCGGGATTTATAACGCTGTATTCCCTTCCACAAAAACGTCCTTTGATATTTATGCGGAAGCTGCTTTAGAGCAGCAAGCAAAGACTACTGTAAATGCTGTTGACGAGGAAAACCCTTTAAAAGACCTTTTGTCTCGTGGTATGCAGTTACCTTTTCTTTACCTCCGTTGGGGGTATGGTACTAAGTTAGAAGAAGGGCTATCTCGAATACATAAATGCGTATTGTTTAGCTGCGACTACTCTATAAACGCTAATAAGGACAAGGTTATAGAGCTTCATCTTATTGATTGGTTTTCAAGCCTCGCCGAAAACCAAACGTTTAACATTGCTCCGCACCTAACAGAAGTGTCGTGTTTGGACGAAAATAAACAACTTAAAAACTTTAATGTAGTTGTGGAGGAGCTTATCACGAAGTATGCGGGCGTATTTCCCGGGGTACTTCCTTTGTACGATTCGGAGAGCTCTAATATGGAGCAACTGAAGGTAATCGCTAGTAATATGGCGGTACTTCGCTGGAACGAGTACCAGGAATACGTTAAAACAGATTCGGTAGGGCAACCTCTTAACTTTGCCAATTTTGTTGCGAGTAGTACTGGTGAGACTGCGGCGTCTTCACTAGGTAGTGCCGATGTTCTTACTATAAGTGATAACCTTACTTTAGGCAGAGACTTTAGTGATAGCGAAAACGAGTTATCCGCCGCTCACAAAATATGGCTTGGGGCGTATTCTGAGATATTTAAATTTTTAGGTATAAAGCAGAGCCACTTATCAGACCAAGGGGATATTCAACCAGTCTCCCTTTCCAACTCTGCGTTCGCTCAGCCCGATTCCCGCAGTGCTCTAGGAAAAGCGTACAATTACTATAAAGACACTACGGTTATGAAGACAACCGATATTGGGGAATTAGATTTTATGGTACCTGTATGGGAAGCGCCTGAGGTTAAGTCTACTTGGATTGCCCAAGACCCCACATTAATGGTGGCGGCGAAGCCCAAACTACAGCCCTTCTTCACACCACGCCCTGTTAACTACAATCCAAATGCTGTGGTGCAAGAGGAGATGACGACCAATATAGGTAGTCCATATGTAAAAGGTTATTTGTGTGGCACCGGTTTGCAAGCCCGGTCAAAATTGAAGGATATTGGAGATGATTCTTTAGGTCGAGATGGTAAAGTAATAGATGCTTACACATTAACATATGCGGAGTTCGAGAATGCTATCGTGGAGCTTCGAAAATTAAATGATTTTGTTCTTGAGGGGAAAAGCTTTGGTATGGACAGCGGCGAATTCGAGTTAATGCCTACGGCACTGCTTACTGCGACAACCATTAATAACTCTCAACCAAGCTGGTCGCCATTTAGCGCACCTATTCCGTTTTCGAATTACCTTTTATACAGTCCTGTAAATGCATCCGAAACCATCTCCCCAACAACCAGCAGCCCGTACGTCGGGGCAGGGCTTCCATTACTTAGCGCAGGAAGCTTCCAAACAAAAGGTCGTAGTTTGAAATCAGGTAAGACTGTTACCCCTGGTCTCCCGGAGTACCAGTATATTTATACCGACGAGGTTACTATAGGAACTGACAGTAACATTATGGACCTTGAAACCAAGCATGATTATTACGCAACCACGACCGGGCGCTCGCGTATCAATAATGCAAATCCTTTTATGCGATTGGTCCCGTCCCCCCAAGCAATTATCACTCTCGAAGCGAAATTTCTGCAAATGCAAAAATACGTACTTGAGTTGGCTAAAGGGGGTATTCCTAAGGAAGTAGGTGGCTCCGTACTTCAAGGTACAAAGCAACCAGAAGACCTCCTACCTCCGGCAGAACCATCCCGCGACCTCGAGGCACCTTACTCGCACTCCGTGACAGCATTTCTAGGCACGGGAAACTCTACCACTCCACATATTACGGGGGTGCTTATTAATTTAGTTACGGGCATGAACAAATTGGTAGTGGGTGAGGCGGACCCTTTCGTAGTACAGCAAGTAGATTTAACTCAATTAACTCCGGAAGAGCTTACCGATATGTTTAAACCAACGGGGTTACTTCACGACCTTACCACAGGACCTTCTAACCTTTCGACGCTGCAATCGAATTTAAATATATTATTAAATAGACCTACATTACTTTTGATAGGTAGAAGCAGTTGGTTAGTTAACGCTTTTTCTAATAGATTGTTGTCAAAAATTAATTCTTTTCCTGAAATAACGAGAGTAGAAGAAGAGTACCAAGATTATATTTTCTTATCTTACGGAGAAAAAGATTCTATTGTAACTGATTTAAATTTTACGGGAGACATAAGAACACTTTATAATATACCGAGAGCATTTTATTCAACTAGACAGTTTAATAGTCTTCAAGGATTTTTCAAAACAACTAGTGACAGTGAAAGTAATCAAATGCTTAAAGATATGATTCTTTTTGTGCATGATACTCAAAACAAAGAAACGTTATCTAATTTACAATACGCACTTACACAAAGTTCAGACGATGAGCTTACTAAATCACTGTTAAAGGATAGAGATGCAATTGAAACTGAGCGAGCAGATATAAAAAATCTAAATTCGATTGATTACGTGACCCATAAAGAATACTTAGATATGTTCCCCGCTTTAATCACTGAATTTACCGATGAACAATTAGAATCCGCAGGGTTCAAAGACCCTTTGGCTGCTCGTAAAGTAACTAGTATTTTGGGCTCCAAAGAATTTACAGACATTTTATTTCCTGCTGTGTCATATAATCCCGGAGGAATTTTTTTGGAAACCACAAAAACTCCTCTACCACTCCGCCGACAATTAGACGTCGCCTATTTCAATCAAAAGTTATCGCAATTAGAAAGAGCTTCTATGGACGCAAAAAAGAACTATGTAGAAAATACTCAAAACGAAGCTTGGCAAATTCAAATCGCCACACTTGGAATACCAGAAATTGATGTTATGGGTGCCGAGTTCTTCGCACGAAGAGTTTATCTTACCGTAAACACCCCCCGAGGAGGAAAGACTAAAGAGGGGACCGAAGGATTGCATTGGCTTTCCGGTATCTACTCTATCGTCGGCATAAGACACGAGCTAGAACCTTCCTCAGGATTTATCACTAACCTATCACTTGTAAAAGTACCCGCAGCAGCCATGACTACCTATGCCTAATGTAACACCCTCCGAACAAGCCGCCGCTCTAACTAGAGCTAATGGTGGCACCGCTACAACTGCAGCCCAAAGAGAAGCGGCTTTTGGACAAACCACCCAAGCCCCCACATTCGGCTTCGGTATTGTTAAGGGTTGTAGTGACAGTGAAAAGGGTGGTCAGTTATTGGTACTCGCGGATATCTTTGGACCCCTTGCAGTACCTTGCGCTTACGTCTCTCCTGTAGGGGGAGGAGGTGCTGGGTTTTTTGCTCTTCCTGGTATAGGAGCTACTGTGTTATGTGCAAATATTCCGTCAACTAACCCTCCCGTACAAAATGTATGGATGGGTTGTCTGTACCCAGAGGGGTCTGTTATCCCCGAAAGCTACGTAACACAACCATACTCAAAAACTGAGAGGGAGGTATCTAAATTTTATACCCCAGAAATAACTCCTCCTCGAGGAAAACCTACACAGCTTGCGGTGGGCGCAGGAGTACCTAACCAAGACGTAATTTATTTAGATAATAATCTACCTAATTCGTATGTATTCCAACACCCGGCTGGACATTCATTTAGAATGACTAAGAAAGTTACGAGACATCGTAACCAAAATGAAATTGTAGTGCGTAGCGCTATGGGAAAAAGATTGGTGTTAAGCGATGCACCTGCTGACAAAGGAGGAAACTCACTACAGTTGTTGGACGAGAACGATAATGGGCTATCTATTTACACACAAAGTACCGCACCTACTGTAAAGATAGAGACTGATGGCGATATAGTACAAAAAACTAGGGTGGGGGATATAACCTCTACCATCTCAGCAGACGCTAAAGATGCTTCTATTGAATCGACCAATGCTGGTATAAACAGTCATATCGGTGTAAGCAGTATTGGTGATAGCGGAACTCTTAACTTAACAGCCTCTAAAGAGATTATCCTTCAGGTGGGAGGCTCCCAAATAATAATGACTGAGAACGCTATAACAATTAACGCCACTAAATTAAACATTACTGGTGGAGACGGCTCAGATATTACCCTAGCAAGTATTCCTTTTGTGGACCACACACACGGCGTTACTGTCAATATACCTGATTCTATATTAAACACAATAGCCGTTACTACCACAGGCATAGGAACGGCTACCTTAGATGGAGCAGCCATAAAACAGGGGCTGCAAGCCACGACCGTAGCCAGCACAGGAACGGTTTTATCAACGACCGGTGGTCTAACTACCCAAGAAATCACAAGTAAGCCTATAACTTCAACCGGTTCCAGCGAACCACTCTACCTCGCGTAGCATACCTAAATAATACAAGAAAATGATAGAACTAAAAAAAGCAAGTGCAATGTTGATGAGTACGGCATCCCTCATCGCAGTCGGAAACCTATTGGTTCAACAGGCTTCGTCTTTAGGAAATAAAATTGCGTCGACACAAAACAAAGCCGACGCTTTAGAAGGTAAGTCCACGGTACAAACCGGTGCTAATGGTGTCGCTAAAGTGGATGGTAACTCAGGCAATACAGGAGACCCTAATACGGTAGCCGCTGACGCTGATGCCGCGAAAACTGTAGCAGATGCGGGGTATGCACCTTTCGTTCCTGGAAGCGTTCCTAACCCTCCTGACGAAGGAACTTTAGAAGGTCTGTATAATGATGCCTCGGAACTAGCAGGAGATGCGGTAGGTTTAGTTAATAAATACGCAGGAAATGTTATGGGTCTTTTAATGGCATACCGAGGTCTTATAGCGGGGTTCAATATATTGATGGCGCTGATTGAGAAAAACCAAGCCGTTGTCAACCAAAGACTTACGAACCGTGCTGCAGGAATTGAACCTGAACCCCAAGTTAACTTCGAGGCACTTCAAACCGAAGAGCTTCCCCCAGATGTTAAAGCGGAGATAGAGAATGCTGCTTTAACATATAAACAACTTGTACAATCCCAGGTAATAATCCCTGCTACTGAATTAGAAGCAAGGCAAGCCGCCATACAATTACAGCTGTCTGGAACCGGAGAGCCCGTACCAGTATTTGATTTAGAGTTCGGTCCGCCTATCTCTGCCTCTAATAAATTTATATTATCAAAAGATGGTCTGTATTACAATTCTCGAACTCAAGACGTCCCAATAATCAACCCTAGAGAAGGAAGCGATAAGACTTGGGATTTAGATTACGATTCAAACGTAGGTGGTCGAGGTTTAACCTTTAGTGAAGATGATACTTATGGCAATTTTGGAACTGTTTTTCATATCGATACAGATATAGGAAAAGGAAACCCTGTAGCGGAATCCTACCACCTATACGATGACGTATTACAACAATTTAAAGACGACAAAGTTTCTCAAATAACTGAGGTTTCTGGATACATCACAGAGTTAATCGGTAATAATTATTCTGATGATGACGCATTGGTACAATCTTACACCGCGCAACTCGCTGGAGTAGCTGCTACTTATGATTATAAGATAAAGAAAAGAAAGAAGCAGTTAGACTTAGCAGCTGTATACGGTAGAGACACATTTTTTCTTACTGACCGGGACCACCCACTAGGAGAAGGTCTCTTCTTCCAATACCAGATACCTACTGGAAAAGCTTTTGAGTATAATTTGCGTTACAAGGATTTAAACGCGGAATTGAAAACCATTACCTTTCTATCAGTACAAACAGACGATGGTCCCACGACGGTAGCATGGAATAAAAAAACAAATAAGATTACTACTGTCCCTGACCAAGATACAGTGATGGCAGCAGTAGGAGATTGGAAACAGATACCAAGAATTCCTATTAACGATTTTTCTTATCTAAAAGAGTCGGATATCAGTTTAGATTCTCAGACAAAACTAACACTTTTCTCAGAGGATTTAGATACGGTTGTAGCTCCCTTTCAAGCTCGATATGTTATAGCTCCTAACGCGCCAGAAACATTCACTCAAAACCTATCGGTTGACCCAATAGGGTTAGGTGATTGGGTTAAAAGAAAAGGGTCTCGAAGTCTAAGTTCCTCTGAACCTCTTTACAAATCCCTAACGGACGATATCGTGGACGATGAATTAGTAGCCTGCTACAACTTCCTAGACCCGGATGCCATAACACAACCTTCAGGAACCCTATACGCATTAAACAATGCTGCAGAAGGCTCTACAAGATTGGACGCTAAATTAGTTGGTACTAATGCTAATCGTATGTTCCCTTCTGGAGTAGGCACTGCTTATCTTGGTGGAACTATTTACGATATGCATTTATCCGAGTCGGCTGTATGGGCTGACATCAAAGGGTCCTATGCGAGACTACCAAATATTACTAAAAATTATGAACTGTATAACCAACCTAACAAAGGAACCCGTGCGTTAGATAATTTATTTTACAGTATGGATGGAGTAACTTTTGATTTTTGGGCATACGTACCTAGGGTTCACAGAGATATGACGGACGAACATCGATACCGTCTAGTGTTAGCCAACGAAAATAGTGGTCCGACCCCTGGACGATTTGTGGTAGCTAATCCGAACGACACGCAAAACAGAGGTACCGACGGAAGTAAAACTGTAGGTATGATGATGGGTTGGAGAGATAAAGGAAGCCCTCAACACGAAAACAGTTATACTACTAGTGGTCTGGAATTCTTTATTGCTCCCACAGTAGGACAAAATCAATCTTACACGCGCAACCCAGTTACTAGCTGGGGGCATAGTGTTTGTTTAGCAGAGAAATGGGGAGACGTAAACGCACCGACACCGTCTCAAGTATCTGCAATCGGAATGTTTATTCCAAGTGCCACTTTAAATCAAAGCGGGTCAGGTATCGCAGATGTAAGCAGTGCTTATCTTCACTTTAACGTGGCATTTGATTACGGCGCCAACCAAGTAAGGGTGTGTTTAGACGGAGAACTTTTAACTACCTCCTCCATGGAAGATGTTTTGGGTGTAAATCCTTCGACAGCAGTTACACCAACTGCTGCACAAATAGGTAAAGCCCCACCTCTACCTCCAGACCCTACACGTGGGACTGCACCAACCAAGGAAAGCTTTTTAGGAGTTAATATTTACGATGAACCTTTAACACCGGAGAGAGTGCCGTTCCCTGTGTTTACCCCTTGGATTATTGGAGGTGGTTACACTGACAATATCCCAAGTATAGAAGGAACTGAGTACCGACCGATGGGATTCCTAGGCTCCAACACAAATAACACATACCAACTCACTCAGCCTGGCACTGCAGTAGCAACTACTACCATTGCTGGTAAGACTTACATAAAGGGGCAACACAACCCACCTTTGTCTAACAGTAAGGGCTCCAGTGGACCTACTACTAGAGTTATCCCACGAAGTGGTTTAGACGGCTATCTTGGTAGTTTTAAGATTTACGGAAAGCCCCTAACTACTATTGAGGCAAAAGTTAATTTTGATTCACAAAAAGGATTCTTTAAAAATATCCTAACCCCATAATACCATGGTAAATTTCAATCTACAATATCAAAAAACCGAAAATAGAACAGACATTCTAGGGTTATCATTCCCGATGCTACAGAACGGTATTGGAGGTGTGCTTACCCAAAGCGAAAACTTAGGGGCTTTACGGGATGGTGTTATCCAATTAATCATGACATCAAGAGGCGCACGTGTCATGAGACCTGATTACGGTACTGACCTTAGAAAATCAGTTTTTGAGCCTATGGATACTACAACAATCCAAACGTTGAGAGGTCAAATAACTCAAACTATCGCTACGTACGAACCTCGTGTTGTCGTACAGCAACTTAATATTATTCCTGATGAGAGTAGAAATTCCCTAACTGTAAGTTTGGTTCTCTCAACGAAGAATGACTTACTTACCACAACATCCGTGGCTTTAACAGTATAACATGGCACAAGACTACTCTAAATTTTTCCAAGGACTTTACAATACGTCCGGGTTTGATGGGACAATAGAATCTGATTTCTTAAAATTAGGGCAGATTCCTGATGACCGTAAGCCTGATTTGATTGATTACAATCTTAACGGCTTTAACGATTACCGCGCAGCACTGCAGAACTACCTTAGGGCTGTATACCCACTGGACTACAATAACTTCGCAGCCTCCGACCTAGGACAGATGCTGTTGGAAATGTTTGCTTATATGGGAACCACACTAACCTTACGTGCGGACATGACAGCTAATGAAATGTATATTGACACGGTTAAAGATAGAGGTAATCTTGGTCGACTTCTTGAGTTGATTGGGGTAGCCATGAAAGGACCTACTGCATCTAAAGCGACAGGTAAATTAACCTTACCTATTTCATACCCAAACATCGACGCCGCTGGGGTCACCATAACAGAAAGCAATAGACAAATCCAAATTGTTAACCAAAGAACTGGCACTCCTCTTACCTACTCGATTATGCGTCAACAACTCGACGGCACTTTAGATGTTTTTAGTAGAGATGTGGACATTCTTAAAACAGACTTCGTAGGGGATGCAGTTAGCGATGCGTACGCACCAAACCTTATGTTGTTGGAGGGAGTCACTCAATCACAAGTAGGAGCTTTTGGTCAAGACGCCAATCGCCAAACCATTAGGATAACTAACGGTCCCGTCATTGAAGGTAGTATCGGGGTATCATCCACCGAAAGCGGGGGTACTTATTACAACGAAATTTCTAATCTTTATGTAGCATCTGGAGGAAACACCCCTGTGTTTGAGAAAAAGTACAATCAAGATATGACAGCAACTCTGTTCTTTGGTGATGGGGTAAGAGGAAGACTGCCGTCTCCGGGAGCTAATTACATAGTTACATACCGTACAGGTGGTGGTGTTAATGGCGATATTGCCCGGGGTACCATAAACTCTCCTGTTTCTATAATAAATGGTGTGGACACCCTTGACGCTACCATCGAAAATACTACAAAAGGTTCGGGCGGTACAGCCGCTGAAACCGTAGCCCACGCAAAGCGCTACGCACCATACTTCTTCAGAACACAGTACCGCGCTGTGACGGGAGAAGATTACAACGCCTTAGCAAACTCCTTCGTAGGTGTTGCTGGAAAGACTGCCAAAGCAATGGCTTCTGTGCGTAAAAACGGCGCTGCCGCAAACGTTATCGACCTTTTCGTCTTAGCCAAAGCCTCAGAAACACAACTCGAACGCGCATCTGTAGCTTATAAAAAGGAACTTCTAGATTATTTCCAGAACTATAAAATGCTTACCGATGATATTGTGGTGTCTGATGGAGTGATTAGAACATTAGATTTAGTTGCCTCTCTGTATATTGATACAAGCAACAGACGAAATGCAGATAACATAAAACAAAAGGCTGCAAATGAGTTGTTAAGATACTTTAATGTAGATAACATGGAGTTTGGTCAAGTACTTTCTTTAGCAGACCTCAATAACTTTATGTTACAAGTACCTGAAGTAAGATTCTTTAAGGTTAACAATATCGATTCCGATATATATTTAAATTTCAATGAAATTATCCAACTCAATAACTTTGAGTTTAGCGTAGAATTAGTTTAATGGCATCAGACAGTGGACCAGAGCAACAGCATTTTAAAGCGAATTACATAGAAGTAATTAAGCGCATAATTCCTGAATTTTATGACGAGACTGAATATAAACTTTTCGGAGAAGAAGAGGATTTACAGTACAATGTACTAGCTAAACTCCTGTATACTGCGAAAAATATGTCGTCTCTTATCGACATACCCGTGTCGTCTGTCCAGTTTGGTGGGTCCGCAGGCGCGTCTTACTCCAGCGTACGCTTTGTACCCTACTTCGTTCCTTTTAATAAGATAAGTAGAGTTTCTCCTTATGATTACGAACGTCATGTAATGAATCCATTAGGAAAGTCTCTTAGAGACTTCACGAATGTAAATGATTTTAGTTCTTTTATAATTACGTCTGCGTTACCACACACCCAATTAAACTATGTAACCGAAAGATTTGTTTCTGGGTATAGCGCGACAGTAGACGAATCCGTCTCATCTGTCTCCTCAGTACAAAACGCACTACTAGAGAATTTAGGGTGGACTTACATGCTGAACACTAGTGGTAAGGTAGTAGACAGTAACTCCCTTGCACCCAGCTCTTTACTTTTAAGCAGTATAACAAACGAGCTCTACTTAGGAAAACAGCTAACCGAGGCAACCGGCGTTTCCATTATAATGAAATGGCTTCTCCGGAACTGTTTGGGTGGAGGTTCTGAATGGACCCAAATAAGACAGAATTATTTAGGACCCCCTTTTAACGCGCTCTCGTCTACATACTCCAACAATTACTACGCATCGGGCGCACAACTAGTAAGTGCCTTAGATACAATGGTTAATGTGTGGGTAAATGAAGACGACCCTAACTCCTTATACTTTAAGGATATTGTAAACGCATCTCTACTTGGTCTTGACGTAAGGCGAATGGAGAACGCTGGTCCTATGGGTAAGATGTTGAAGGCTTTAGCCTATGGATTTTATGATGTTAAAGATACCATTCGCGACGTACAGTTCTTGTTGGATATTGACGAATGCCCTGAAGAATTTTTACAATACCTAGGACGTTACTTGGGGTGGACATTCTTTTCCGAAGACCCCGCTAAATGGAGAGAGCAGCTTAAACAAGCGATATATCTGTACAAAGCAAAAGGAACACGACAGGCTTTAACCCAAGCTGTTCAAATGGTAATTCCTTCGGGTCTCTGGGATGCTAACAACGCAACCTCCGGTATCCAGGAGCTTTACGAGTCTTACGTACCTAACCTAATTTATTATGTTATTAAAACCGAAACCGATTTTGGAAGTAATCCTGAATCATACGGTAAGCTACTTAGGTCATGGAATAGGTCATTAGCAGCTTCAGGCGTTAATATGCAGATGGTAAATTTCGATACGAATGACCCTGATAATAACGCTAGATTCCTTACAGATTACATACTTCAATATTTAAATGAGAAGCACGACTTTATTAGATTCCATTCTAAGAGTTTTAAAGATTCGGATATTATAAACACCCAAGTAAGTGCTGGTGTAAAATTTCCTGGCTTCTTTCATCGTGGAAGAAAAATACCAGTCCCTCCTTTCGAGGAACATCGTTTCTATCAAAATACTTTAATAGATGCGCCTGTACTGCGTGACCTGTCCGCGTTGATGATTCGCCCTGTCCAAAACTTAGGTCTTAATGTGTCGTCTACAGCAGCAGCAAGCCTCTCTCGATATATAACAAATGAAACGGAGTTAAAAGGCGGTAACATGTTTAATATGCCTGCCATGGGCGCAAACCTAACGTTTAAGTTTATGACGTCCGGGCTCGAGCTTCCATATAACTATCAAAGAATTATTAGGAAAGGAGAGTTAGAAAATATGTCATTGTTTGATTTGTGGAACTCAAAAGCTTCCACCGTCAACAGTAAATTCCTAGCTTCATCTATCGACTGGAACGTAGATGATTTTCACAATTTAGCAGAGACCAAATTAGGTAATCAAGCATTACCCTCGATTATAGATATCTTCCGTCAGTTTAGCCCTTTTCACGTATTAAATAAAATATACGCCGGGTTTGAGCAGGAAGACATATACCCTATGTGGTCAGGAATTGCAGATAACTCGGAGATAGAGATTATCCAAACCCTACAAACCGATGCGGACCAATGGAACAGCAGTTTCGTTACCTCTTCGTTCCCAGGAACCATAGGTACTGGAGTCTTCTCCGGGATATTTCCTAATATAACAAACCCTCAACATGGCAGATGGGTTCCATCTGCAACACTGTACACCTCCCCATATTTTTGGAGCGGTGGTGGTGATGGTACAGAGAATAATCTACCGATTGGGTATAAACAAGTTGGTAATGCCCCTCGAAGCGCAGGGCGACGTAGAAGCAATCAGTACAAATTTACTGGGTGGGCTTACACAAGACGAGGTCTAAACCAACCTATTAACACTGATTTATTTACCTTTAGTGGTACGGATGCTGCAAGAGGTTTGTATGCGTCTGGTTTCATGCCAAAAGGATTTAATTTTTCTTCTCAAAATTTTGTAACTGCAAGCGGAAGCTTATCCTCCGTTTACTCTTACTACGATTCAAGTGGAGACATCCCATCCTTCCCAGGTTACGGCGGGAATACTATTAAAGGGTACTTTCCAGCACGAGCTATTCCCGATGAGGAGCTAAATGTTTCTGGGTGGAATACCTTAAGGGCAACCTTCGGTTCCCAAATACTTCACACCTTAGCAGATATATTTGCACGACGTGGTGCGGAAGACAACAGGTGGCAGCTGCAGACCGAAGAAAGTTATATTAACTTTAAGTGGGGTAACGGGATGATGTTATTGCATAACGCATTAAACGATATTTTCGGGGGTCAATTACGAAATGTTGTGTCTGTAGGCACTCAGCAGGTAGGGGACAAATATTCAGGAGGGTTCAATTTAATCTCTCACATATTTGGTCCTATACTCTTTAACCACTCTTTTAATATACCTGGAAGTATTATAGCTAATTTAGGTAAAGCAGCATTTCCATCCATCGATGGTACGGCTGTATCTGCAGGATACACTTCTTGGAGCGCCTTAGCTACAACACCAGCAGTTACCGAGGACCCTATCTTCATTACGGCTGGCGGAAACCGCCGCATATTAGAGACCGGTATTTTGCAGGCTAATGCGTACAATACCTACAGACATCCGTTAGACCTTTTTGAAGCTCCGAACACAGAGTATTTTTCAAACGGAGTACTTTTATCGGGAATTGATACTGTAGCACCTAACGTAAACTCGTTAGCTGTCTACAATTCTAAAACCAGTACAAGTTACAATGCAGACAAACTAGGACCTTCGGGAATAACTTTAATCCAGAGACATACCACGACTAACCCACGCGAAACTGTTAGAGTTCGTTATCCGTTGGATGGTAATATGAATTACTCCTATAACGGTCGTTTTAAATTTCCCCCTAGGGATGAAGCCACACTTAGCAGAAGTTTATCTTCTATAGCAGCTTGGGGTTTAATCGACCAATATAGAGCCTCTGGTATTTCTGCACAACTAATTGCTGATACTAGCATTGATTTAAATGCCTCCACTACATTAATTGAAACTAATGCGAGCGCCCTTAATTTTGTTAAACTTAGTTGTAGCGGAGGAGGTAAACTATCTACAAGCAGTATTCTTGGGTTTATTAATAACCCGTCCCTAGCAACACGGGTTAACACTGGGAGCAGATATACCCCTGCTAACCTGCGGTATTTGGAACCAGGCAGAACATACTCTATTACTTTAGATGCCTCCTCAAACAGCTTAGGAACCCCTTTGCTTACGTACAGCGTACTTAACCGTGGAAGCGGGGGTCAATGGAAACAAATTTTGGCTGATGGAACAGGAGGAACTTGGATAAACACAACAACCGATTTGTCCGGAAACCAAGTAAACCCATTATTCAGCAGTACTGAAGATTCAGGAAAAGATTGGAAAACTTATAGCGGAACTGTTACTGTTTCGTCGACATTCCAGAAATCGGACAACCATCAACTTTGGATAACACCTATGCAAAAGGGGACTCAAACGCAGAAAGTTACTTTTGGAATCCGTGACGTGCAGTTCAAAGAGATGTCCCCTCCGAGCCTAACCCCTAAAAGTAATGGAGTGGTGGGAAATAAATTATTACCTAACTCCAACTACCTATTGAAGTTACGTGCGCAGGTAGCGCAGTTAGCTGCTGAAACGCCAGTAGATGAAAAAGTATTTATTCGGCTTGTTGTAGAGCAAAAACCTTTCCTTGGAAATGGTTACGAAGACTTTTTATGTCGTTCATGGGCTTTCAATTGGAATAATCGCAGATGGGCTGTAGCAAAAGAGATGACTCCTCAAGAAGAGTGGTTACAAGTCCCTTTAACAGCGATACGTCTTAATGCAAGCGGGTACCAAACAGAAGAGGATGAAACTTTCGAAATACAGTTTAACACCCAAAACAGTAGAACCCCCTTATCTTATCGCTCTTTATCTGTTCAAGGACCTATGAACGGATACTTCGCCTCCGCAGGTCCTGTACACGACGACCAGTCTGTTTACTATTTAGAGGTAGCAAAACCTATGCGTACCGGAGAATATAATGGAGTAACAATAAAAAGTATTAGTTTAGTAAATGAGCTCTATAATAAATATGCGGATGATTTACAGAAACCAGAGTTTTGGGGAGCATTCCAATTCTTCGATAGATTAGGAAACAGTAAATCTTCAAGAGACGCTAGAGATTCTTCTGGTACTTATCATACTTCTGGAGGTTCAAGAAGCGAGTACTTGGAATACTGGGGAGGCAGTCACTCTGCAACGGACGGAATCTACGGGTTCAGAGACCAACAACATTAATAATGATTAAAGGCAATATAGAAATAATTCAAAGCTGCGGCGATAAAAATACCACCTTGTTTAAAGGTAGTAACATGGTTACTGATGGTGTAAGAAAATCTATAGCTGACGTAATGACCTATATGCCAAACCCTTTTGGTGGAAGTGCAATGGAGGTAGGTACAAGCTCAGTCTCTAGCTATCAAATACAGGCGATGAGTTTAGGGAGTGCTGAGTATTACTACAACGCAAGAAACTCTCGTTTCTGGTTTAGTTCTATGGAGCAGTCTGGAGTAAGGTTTCAATACCTCACCCCAAATAAAAATAATCACTTTGAAATGCTCGACTGCTACTCCTCTATTGGAAACAGTCAGTGGATGTCGAAGCAATCCCATGAAGCTAATTTAATTAAAGATAGTACGTTGGAGGACTTCTCAGAGTGGAATTTCCGACAAGACGACCCACCGAACCCAGCCAAAGACCCTATTTCCAGAATAACTACCCCTTTCGCAGAAGGTACGAAGGAGGTTACCCGATTTGAGGTTAGGCAAGGACAAGTACATACTATAATTTCTCAGCAAGTAGACATGAGTTTAGGAGAAGTTTATCACGTCCTTACTCACGGTAAGGCGTACGAAGCTACCTTTGATGTACGTATAGCCAGAGGACGTCTAGGTCAGATTTATGAGTACTACGATTTTACTCAAGACCAGTTTGTTTTATTTGCCGACGCAGAAAAGACAACTAGAAAACAGATTAAACTTCCGGACAATTACGGAGTCGACAGCTTTCGTTTTAAACTTGAAGGGCATGCTCGAATGGAGGACTTCAATCAGAACGGACAGTACTTTATTGAGTACAGTTTCCCTGCTTTAGAATATAAGGATTGGACGTTTGCTCCATGGGAAACTAATTACGTAAATCCTTATATTGATATTATAAAATTAGAATTATTGAGTGATAGTAGTTACATACTAGAAAACCCTAATTTCTTGAAGCATCAAAGTCGTCTATTAAACAGCGATTTTAATCATACTTATGATTTGGTTTCTCCATACTCGGAAGTAAATAATGCAGTTAAGGCTCGTGAACGAGGCTTGGTAGGAATAATAGGATGGAGCCAAGTAAATCCGTTAGCTAAGTTTTCCGATAACCCTACCTTTAAGGAAAGTGCTTCTGGCTTAGGTTATGTACAACCGCTAACAGAGGGACTTCAACAAAATAAAGTTTTTTCTTCCGTTTACAATGGAGTTCTGCTACACGCCTCTTCCGCCGATTTAGCATCGAGCGGAGCTGCATCGATATCCCAAATATTCCTCCCTCCTTACACTGACCGCAACCTGTTTGCTTTTATGAATGAGAGTGACACTGCACCTAATAATTTAGGTAAAGGTGTACGGGGACAAGAAGATAATAACGCCACTTATATGCTTTACTTTAACGGCATGGTGTCAGGAGAAGCTACAGCTGCAAACTGCGGACACATTGAGGCTACTTTAAAAGATACTCAAGGAAACTCTTACGCGTTTTACCCAGACCCAATCACTGGAGTATGTGATAAGTTTCAAGATGGTGGAATATCTAAAAAGTTTACTTTCGATACTAAAAATACATGGCTTCAATTCAGTGTACCGGTAACTCTCCCCCCTTCTGTAAATGGAGAAGGTTATACGTTAGAGATAAAAGCAAGCGGGAGAACCGACACTAATGGTTTCTGTTTTTACGCTCTAAAAGATTTAAGTTTTGGTCCTTTAGGGGAGTGGAGGGTTTACTCCTACAACAAAGGCGATGAGGGCACCGATTATGCAACTCGTTATTCAAACTGGGCATTAAGTTCAGGTTCTTGGTCCCGAGTTACATCCGGAGCAATATTCTCCTCGTTAAGCTTTAGTTCCCAGAAGTACGACCCTACTTCAATAGAAGCCGAACAAATACGTAACTCAATCTATAACCCTACTACTTCTGAGGAAGTTATGCCCGTTAATCAATTAGTGCAAAATATAGTTGGTTTAGAACCGACCAAGTCATATAGACTTTCTTTAAAGGGAAGTACGAAAGATGCTACTGACCCTGCGTTTGTTGCTGTACTCAAAGCAAAATCTAGAGGGGAGAAAGAACTAAGACTTCACGATTCCTATAACGTATTCGGAAGTTACTTCACCCCCAACCCTGCTACTGAACAGCAAAATGGCACTATCAACCCGGCGACCATCAATACTACGCTCCCAGGAAACTTTTCCCCGTATTACAACAATACTTTTGGGCAAAATGGCTCTACGGTAATACGACGTTCCTTCCCTACTTTTTCTTACCCAATTGCAAATCAAAACGCGCAAGCTACTGATTGGGGCGTAGAGGTAGGTGATACGACAGCCGCCAATGTAGGGCAGACATTCGTCCCCGTGAATCGAGGTAACTACACCCTTTCTATGGATATTACCAGTGAAGAGCAAAACGACTTAGGTAAAGGCAGTCATTTCATACTAAGTGCAATAGCTGACACAAGCAACTTCAAATTGTATTGGAATTGGAGTGCAGGTAACTTCGAACGACCTAGTCATCCGGACGGGCGAGTAGGAGATTCTTTTTTTAATGGGCATGGGTATAACCGCGAACTATCCTCGCTTTACATGCTTCCGTTACCATCTTCTCAAAATAAATATACTTCTTTTAAGCATGATAAACTTATTAGAGTGAATGATGGTGCTGGGATAGCTGTAAATACTGAACGCTTGGACAATATAGAAGATGGTCCGTTGGTTGGTCGGTACCGCATAGGAGCCCTTTTAATGGGTCCAAGACCAGCGACAACCCAAACGGGAACGGGGCAGTATGGCGGAAAGGCTATGATTAAAAATCTAAGTCTTCGTGGACCTTCCCTTAACCCTGGAATATCCCCTTCTATTGAGAAGTACTATGATTTCGACGCACAAACATGGGGAGCAAATTACAAATACGTTAAACTTGAAGTTAATAGTAGCCGAGCCACTACTCCCCGTAGTTTTATAGCCACCACTCCCCAAATGATATCTAATATGGCAGTCAATGGTTTGGACCGCGATACACAGTATCAACTAAATATTATGGATGCGTCTGGCGGGGAGTATACGTTATACGACGTTGCCATTAACGACTCAGCTTTGGTAGCCAATACAGGGAATGATTTGTGGCAAAGAGATGCAGGAATATTCACAAGCGAGCCGTACGCAGATAATCACATCACCAAATACAGTGATGGTACTGTAATAAAACCTCTTAACAACGGGATACTTAGCAATCTAGACTCACCTGCAGATTGGGGTACATCCTATGGGTATCAGCAATGGGAAGCAAACGCATTCACTCCCGCAGGTGTTGTTCAGAACAGTACAGTACCTAATACCGCTGTAGTTCCAACCCTTGGCGTTTCCGGATTCAACTCTACTACCCATAGACCACAAGTCATTAGTAATTTTATTTTACAGGATTACAATATTTCTGCATCGGAGTACATGGCTGTAGGGTGGGATACAAATGTAACCCAACTTGGTCCTGCTACAATCCCGACAGCAGAGATGAGGTTGTACGCGATGTACAACGGGAATAAATACACGTACAATTTTGGCGCACAGAATTGGGATTCTATCCGAAGCCAGGCACAGATTAACGCTCAAGGAGCTACTTGGGTAAGTTCAATACAGCTTGCGGCTTCCTCAAGCGATGATGCTTCATGGGGATGGGGAGACGTAAGCGCAACTAATGATGTTATTAATTACACTCACTTCCTTTCTCCTGTGTTTAAGGCTCCAACTTTTGGACCTACTACAAAGATAATTGCAGCGCTGGAGTTTCAAGGGAAGTTAGCAGATGACGAGACAATAAACATTAAGTCGTTCAAAACGTACTCGTGGAAAGAGCAGGTCCACGACACTTTCAGAGTATCCGGAGAGACGTTCGCTTTCCCTGAATTTCCTCAACCTAGTGACCACACATTACAATCTGCAACCCCTGCAAATTCTCCGGGTGAGCTAGGTCAGTTCCTTAACCACATTAATTACTTTGATTATAGTTCAATAATATACGCTGACGGCGTTAGCTCTACTCTAGAAATAAATAATCCTATGGCTCCCTCTCCTACAGGGGAGTTGAGTTTAGAGGACGCAATTACCATGGGAGCATATCTCCCATCAGCAGGACTCTTCTTTGGGTCGGGTACATTCGGTACACGTAACCAAGACGTAGAATCAGGTAAAGGTTTAGCGTCCAGTGGAATGGGTCTTGTGTCGGGAACACTTAACCAAATGGGTGTTGTAAATAGTGATGGTTATATTTATAAGCATCCACATACCCCTACTAATATTCATGATGCAAGTGCCGGTTTTATAGCATCTTCCTTTACTCTCCCAGCAGCAACGACTTACGCACATAAAACTATAAGATATGTTTTAAAGCTTACTAAAGATGACTGGCATTTCTTAGATTACTACATGGGCGGAATCGGAGCAATGGGTCTACACACCATTGATTACAAAAAAACATATGAAAAATTAAATACGGCTTACCAAATAAGTGGTACAGGAGTTTCATATTCACAAGGTTCTCGGGCAGGACTATATAATGTAGATAACCCTGATAAAAACCCTGTGTTCAATCTAAGTAATAAAAAAGTTATGTTTCCTCCGGGACTACAAATTGATTGGAATAATACAGATTATATTACTATAATATGGGATACAACCTTTGTCTAAAATGAAATTTTACGAAAACTACAACCCGGTGGGGCACATTGAAGTCTGGAAACATTTTCCAGATGGCACACGCGAACTTCACTACGAAGACAAAAATGTTATTTGTAGTGGTATGGGAGCGAACCTCTCTGAGATGTTTGACGCACCTCCAAATACTAATGTGGAGGAGTATCAATTAACTTATTTTAAGGTTGGTACTGGAGGAAGTACAGCATTACAAGTTTCTACGACAAATGATTTGGGAGCCCCCCTTAATCAAGCTGATTACGGCGATGGTTTAATCGATGTTGATGTCCATAACTTAGTAGCCAACGGAGCTGTAAATTCCGCTGCTGGAGGAACAACAACCTTCGCAGTAGTCCCCCACGCATACATCAAGAGAATTACAAATACCAAATGTATGTGGCAGTTGGTGATAGATGAGCAATCCGCTAACGTCGCTACTCCGCTCGATGAAGTAGGTCTCTTTTGTAAAAATCCCTACCGAACAACCCCTGAGGGTTCACTTCTTTGCGCATACAGGTATTTCACGCCTATTGCGAAAACCGATTCCTTTATTTTAGTCATACGATGGACTATTGATTTCTAATGGCAAGCTTCAAAACAATTACTAGCGAGGGTGGCAATGGCTACATCCCTCTAAACTGGGCAGCAGATGTCCCTAAATACGACCCAAGTTCTTTTTATAACTGGGAGCAGGACAATATGCCTCTATGGAACTTAGAGGACCGTACCGACACATTGTATGAAGCTCTAGGCTATCCTGGAGGAAATCCACAAGGCGTAACCTTTACATTGTCCGCTGCTGGAAACGTAGACCAAAGCAAAGGCGTCTATGATAACATAGAAGATATTATTGAACGGATTCCTAAACGATTAAAATTTCCTGTTCTGATTGAGCTTTGTACTTACGGAAACTTAGGAAAACTAGAACTAGCTAACATTACATGTGAAGGTGATGGTATTCTAGAGGTTAGAAACCAGGCTTATTTTGAGCATGTGGACGCGTGTGCTTCTGCTACGGTAAATGTAAGTTCGAGTCCTGCTGGTAAAGCTTCTTTGATTGACCAAGTACAGTCAACTGACGCATCCTCTATTATGATGGATGTTTCCGCTACTCGAGGGGGAGTGAAATTCTTCAACCAAGCAAGCTGGAACTCTAATGCCCACATCATTACTACTGTAGGTCCTGACACTGACAGACAATTTAGCAATATTTCTGTTCATGTTGCAAGCGGTAATGCCGCCTATGACAATTTAGGAAACGGAACCAATAACGGGCGCTTTCAATTACACCCTTGGAACGCAATTATGGACCGTTCTATCTCCGCATCGACTGGAGACGCGATGGCGTTTTGGGGCTCTTCTACAGCGTCGGCTATGCAGGAAACAGCTACATACAATGGGTTGCTTTATAAGCGAGAGGGTGCGATTACAAAAGGACAATCTACGCTCTTTGGGTATGGAAACTGGTTTAGTGCCGTCTCTCTTAAAGACTGTCAAGGCACTATCGTTCTCCGTAATATTTTAACGGACGGTTCCACAGGTGCCAATGATGCCGAAGGAGGTACAGGCGCTGCACACCTCGCAAATACCGGGTTTGATATAGAAAACTCAGAGGTAATACTAGATAATACAGCTGCCATGTTTGCTGTAGAATCAGGGTATAGTGCCAAAAACTCTAGAATTAAGATTACAGGACATTGTGTTGGGTGGAGAAATTACACAAAAACTTCTATAACAGATACCTCCCGTCTTCAAGACGGTACAGGCTTTATAGGTTTAAACTCTGATATTCAATGGGATGAAACTGCTTATACTGATAGCCGAAAATATTTAAATTATTTTGGTAAGTCTAATCGAGGTATGGATTTACGAAACTGTACAGTCCGTGGAGGTATTGCCTGGGATACATCCCTCCCTCTTACCGCCCAAACTTCTGCACTTCCAAACGCAGGCTCTCAGCAAAAACCTAGTCCAGGACATGCAAGTCCTCGGGGAATGAGTTTAGTTGAAGTTTCTGGCGTAGGAGGAGATACTCTTACAACCACTATTAACGTTGCAAACTGTAATGGAGATGGTATTTATTTAGAAGGAACAGACTTTGAATTCAAGGGACGACTTAATAGTTTCTTGAATGTAGGTAATGGTCTTTATGCCAGTCGTAGCCAGGTCAGAGTTCCTCAGATTACTTCTAATAATAATTCCGAGTACGGTATCCATTTAGAAAGCTCTAATTTCACATACGGCTTTAACTTGGATACATTATACCAACGACCTGATTTCTATGGGGACTTAGTAATGTATACAAAAAACTTTGCTGGCACATCCCTTAATACGGCGCTTCGCATCCGAAATAGAGCCAATTTCCACGTTGACAGTAATAACCAAAATATTTTAGCAAGTAAAAACTCTACGTTAACCGCCTTTTCTATGAATAATATTCCTAAGTACTTCGGTAGATGGGGAGGGTGTGATTGGACCAATGACAGCAAATACGGAACGGCTTACGATTATGGGGCTTTTGTTCTAGCGTTGCCAGCTACGCACTTCGGCGCCACCCCGTTCCGTATCCAAAACAAACCAGGTATTATCGCCACTAACAACTCTACCGCAGAAATAGTTAACTCTGTTTATACAGTAGACTCCATAGATGCAGGTAAAGGTCGTGTAGGTATAGCCTCTAATGGGTCAACAATAGCTTTTCGCGGAACATCGGGATGCACAACAACTCATAACTATTACCCTGTAAACAACGTAGCACGACAGTTTAGAAGTTGGATTAGTAACGGCGTTATGGCTACTGATAATGCAGTAGTTGAACTGACAGGACCTACTAAATCCTCTCGATTTGGCGTACCTTTTTTAGCAGAGGATAGCTCACAGCTACTAGTAAAACCACCTACTTTGGAAGGCACAGACAATATTCTAGATGTTTCAGGATACACCCTCCTCAACAACCTGGATAATCTTCAGTCATCCTCTAACCATACTATGTTACATGTGCACTCTACGCGGGCATGTATGGTCGCAAATAAAAATTCTGGAATTCAGTTTTATGGTTTAGGAGGCAAGCCGGTAGGTGACCCCGCTGGCGCTAACGCCGTAGACTCTGTAGACGTTCTCGCTACTGATTATGCAAGTACGTACCTTCAAGATGCCAACAATCAATTTGTTATGTGTACATCTGGGGGACACGTTAAGTTTTACCCGAATGGATTTACGAGTGGTACAGGCGCGATGAGCGAAGTAAGTTTGAATTCAGTAGGAAGACCTTTAGACCCTTTCAAAAATTATATCCTTCCAGACGGAGAACATGATGCTGGCACCACAGGTGGTATGTGTCTACGGGCGGTAGGAGATAGTTATGTTGATGCAAACCTTGTAAATTGGCATCACTATACTCTCCCTTACCATGTTTCTGGCGCCTTTTATAATCTAAATGGTACTGGTTGTGGAAGCGGTATTGACCTCGGAGGAAATACTGGCGACGACAACGAAACAGTACCTCCTCCAGGTTCTATCGAAGAAGTTCCTTCGAGTCCCGCACCAGTCCCCGTCGGTGGAGACATCGATGGAGGGTATACTGGAGAGACCGAAGGGGACTGGATAACAGGACGCTTACATGACGGTCCGACCACAAGCAAACTTGGGGGGACGGACTCTAGATGGAATGGTCTTTACAGTCCTGTAAACCCAAACACCAATAACGCTTTGTTAACCGCTGCCTTTGGCGGAACAACAAATCCAGGCTCACCGGCATGTATAGGTGATGAGCGAGAAGATGGGTTTAGGTTAGGCACTTATGGCTGGTCCGCTGGAGATGTCAAAGCCCAAAATAACATTGACCTTATGGGGGATTTGGGTTGTATGGGTAGTCGCATCCACATCTGGAATATAGCTGATACCTCAAGGATACATGCTGCTAACTGTTTAATTAACAATGCTGACCCTGAAACTTACTGTCTAGGAGACACACAAAGTAGCCCACCGGTAACCCTCACCGCCAACTACCACGGACCTTTTGGCAAGTGGTGGAATGGAGTGTCCCTAGATTATTATGGTCGAGGAGGTCGCCGAAGCACTTATGGCGCTCTTGGAAACTCCTACTATAACGCAGGTATTTACAGATTAATGCTTTCAACTAGAGGAGACTTAAAGAGTTACTATGATGTAAGTACATTAAGTGGGACGATTCAAAACTCTGCAGGCGATGGTTCTTATCGAGGAAGCGCTGATTTAGGTGGTTCTTTTGTTGACCAGATAAATGGGCAAGGTTATACTCACTGGACACAAAATGTTCGCACTTTAGCCAACTCCGACCAACTCCGTAAAGTAGGAACCGACTCCGATTATATCGAAGGACTTTACCAAACATCAGGTGCCTTACGTGTGTTCGGCTGGGGTCATCCTAGCAATTTGGCTGATAGAGGTGTTGCGACTATGCAAAGCCGACTAGGTGGGTTCAGTTCTTATAACGTAGTATCTGGTGACGCTAACGCAGGTTATGCAGGTGACCCTGATAAGAGTTGGATTTATACGACGGCTGAACCTGAATTCCCTTTACCGCCTATCAATATGGATTGGCAAGGGTATATGAGAAATTGGTTGGACCAAACCGCCTCCAATGTTTGGCAGAACGCTAAACATATGTCCGAAGATAAAGTTAACGCGATATCCATTTACAGGTCCCACCAATCCGGCGCAGCTGGAGGAGAGGGGCGCGACGCAGGACCCACGTACACTTACGGAGTAGGAGTTCGCTCCCTCAACTTATTCGACATGGATAGATTACTATAATGGCACGCATCTCAGAAGACATCAGATTTTATTTACCGTCAGACCCTTATTACTACAAGGTCGACAATTTACCCCTTCAAGACTTGTTGAAGAATGACAGACGTTTGCAAACTCAAATCGATGAGTTGCAGCAAGCGGACGTAGGCGTTACTGTTAATCGAAACGGTATCCTTGAGCTAAAGCCTTTTATTAATAATGCTATTCCAGGCACGATTTCTGTTAACCCTGGAAACTTTATAGGGCGTGTACAAAGAAGTTCTAACGGTGACGGGGTTCAAGGCTCTACTTTGGAAAGTGTTTATAATGGCACCGAAGGAATAGGCAACCCTCCTACAATGCAAGACCCAGAAGGGGGTACAGGTGATTGGAAATACAACACAGGAAATCCTCCCAACAACCAACCCGCACCCGGCGAATCACGCAGCCCTGGCTACTCAGTAGGACGTACAGCTGTCTTCAATTTCCCTGGAGGAAATATTAGTATTGACGGTTTTAATACAGGAGACTTCCAGTCCGTTCAATTGGGTGATGTAACTGACGCTCCTGCAGGTCGTATTGACGTAGTAGGTATTACTACTGTAAACGGAGCTCAAGATGACCCATTCATTCCTGGAAATGCCGATGAATTAAATGTTGCAATTGGAAACGGGCAATGCAAACTAGCAGTAGTAAAAGGTGCTGGGTTGGTAAGTACTGCTGGAAACGGACCAAGGGACGACCAGAACCGCGAAGTAGGTATAACTATCGGGGAAAGGTATCAGACCATTGGTCAACCTAACGACGAGATTAACACTACAGCAAAAAATCCAGACGGAACTCTTACTAACGACCCTCGCGTAGGAACTTACCCTATGCCAGACGACGTCGTAAATATTTGTTTTTCTAGAGCCGATATCCGCAATGACCTCGAAGAGAATACTTTGAAATCCTGGGCAGAGCGAAATCGCAATGCCTCTTTCTTCCTACCAATAGCATACGTGTTTGTTAACGACACTTACACTCTAAACAACCCAATCCCTCAAAATTGGTTATATGATATCCGCCCGTTCTTCCGGACAGCTGAACTAACTTTAAATGAGCGACAATCATTAGCGGCTTCTGTAAACCCTAGCGTTACGAATCCTGTGGTTACCGCTTCTTACCAAGAAACACGTTTCGGCGAGGAAGTTGATAGGACTAATGGATTAGCCAGCATACAACAACAAATTAATGTATTTAAAACACAGGTAGCGGATGTGTTTAATGGTATGGAGGGCAATGCCATAACTACGATGTCGAACACTGTGATTAATGGTGGCTTCGGCATTGTTAGCAATACCAAAATCGGCGCGGCGACCTACGGTGTGCCTGCTGAAGCAACTCATGTTATATTGTGGGGAAGCGTCATTGGCGGCGGAGAACCAACTGGCTCGAGTGGTGGTAGAACCTCCCGCCCGACGCTTACAGTACAGGGGCAAGACGGCAGTTTTCTCCTCGCTACAGCTGTTGGCAACGATGAGGATGGTGACCTGTCGCAAGACAGCGGTATGATTATCTTAAAGCTGTATCCTGGAGAACCAGCATCAATAGGGGGCTACTTCTACTACCGAGGAGCAGGCGGATACACTACTGAAACCCGCTCACTATCTCTTAGGGGGTATATATTGCCGACCTCAATGCAAGTTTCCTTCCCAGCTCCGTCAGATACAACGCAATAATAATTTAATTAATTTTTTAAAACCTATATAATAGACTATGTGGAAAACCATCTTAAATAATATCAATACTCTCATCTTAGCAAACTGGAAAACTCTTTTCACGTTTGTACTGGGAGCTCTCGCAGGCTTATTCCTGCTTTCATGCGCTATGACCAACAAAATCGTTGACGGAACTCAAGAGGTTCTAACTGACGCGGTTGATTATGTGGTCGAAAAGACAGCGGGCGACGACGAGGAAACTCCAGACGCTGAATGAAACTTTTAATAAGCATTCTGCTGCTAACCTCTAGCTGTTCAACATTAGCCCCCATCTTTGGAGGCGCGGCTGGAGCAGCAGCAGGAAGTTTGGGTGGACCAGCAACCGCTGCTTTAGGTGGTGGCGCTGGTGTAGCCGTTGCTCAAATGGCGTACCCTAGTAACGATGCGCCCGTAAGTGATGCTGTAGCATTAGCTGCTGCCAACTCAGGCAAGCCCGCACCAGGAACTACAGCAAGCACTATCTACGAAACAAAAAGTTTAATTTTTCAGCTCGGATGGTGGTACGCAGCAATCTTCGTACTTGTACCTTTGGTAACTAAGCGAGGTAGAAAATGGGTTAAGAAGTTTTCCGACCTAGGAAACACCGTATCTCAGAAAGATATTGATGCTCGTGATGAAGAGCAAGATGTACGTCTAGCACAGATTGAAGAAATGCTAGAGAAAAATAACGTCTCTTAAAGGATAACTTAACTAGATATAACAGAGGAAACAAGATGTAACCTCTTTGTACTCATGAAATACTTAATAAACGAAACAAATTCTTGCGGTATGCGCTCTTTAGATGACGCTTTTCGCAACACTCTTCTTGAATCTTTGGGTTACTCTATACCCGTCACTGACCTAGAAGCAACCGCAGCACCAGCTGAAGAAGTAGACTCTAACGAATACGTACAGCAAGATGCACCAGCTCTTTACGAGTGGGATAGCTCTGTCTTTGCTATGAGTGATGAAGTGTTTGAAATCGAAGGTGACCTGTTTGTATTAGCAGAAGAACTAGACGATGATACTACAGCTCAACTGGACGAGTCTCACGCTGACCTTTTCATTAACGATGTTACCTTTGATAGTGCTGAGCACTCACTAGGTGATGTTTACGAGATGGACGGTAAGACTTACATCAAACTCTCTGAAGGCAAGAAGAAAGGCGATAAGTCTGCTGACAAGAAAGACGACGATGATAAAGGCGACTTCGAAACTGGTGAACGTAAAGGCGACAAGTCTAACCAAAAGTCTAAGAAAGGCGATAAAGGTGACTTCGAAACTGGTGAACGTAAAGGCGACAAGTCTAACCAAAAGTCTAAGAAAGGCGATAAAGGTGACTTCGAAACTGGCGAACGCAAAGGCGACAAGTCTAAAACTAAGCCAGGCAAGCTAGACTTCATGAAGAAGAAGCTGAAAGAGGATGACGAAGACAGAGAGCCTACTAAAGCTGAGCTGGACAAGATAGCAAAAGAAGAAGAAGCGGGCACCGCGTATTAGTAAATGACTAAATCCATGGCGCAAATGGCTGATGAGATTCTTGGTGGAGCCTTAACTGACACCACCAAGAATCCATATGACCCTAACACAGGTCACCAAGCACATATGCCAGCGATGAACCCTGAAGATACTTTAGTGGAAATGTCCGATGCACAGAGACATAGTTTCCTAAAAGGCATCCCAGGTATTGAAGTACAAGAACTAAAAGAGGAGGTTATCCGTGAAGCTGTAGTAGAAGCTCCGAAAACCTCTCCCGTCTCAGTAACTCCTGAAGAGGTAGATACTTTAAACGAAGCATTGCGAATCATTCAAAAAATTCAAGAAGCTACAACAGTCGGTAACATCGGTGTTAACTTCGCTGGAAGCGAAAAAGGTTTAGACCCTAAAAAAGCAGAAGTGCCGGGCAATACCAACGTATCCAAAGCTCCTAAGAAAAGGGAGAAAAAAACAAAAACAAAACCAAAATCACACTCTGATTTTCTAGCATACTTAAAAGCATAATGTTACTACGCGACTTCAACGATTTTCAACCCCTACAAATCCTTAGCGAGGCTAAAGGAAAAAGCAAGACTATGAAAGTACGTGGTATCTTTAGCGAAGCTGAACGTAAGAATGGGAACGGTCGCATTTACCCAACGCAGTTGTTAGAGCGAGAAGTACAAAAGCTTCAACCTATGTTAGACGAGCGCCGCCTATGCGGTGAGCTTGACCACCCAAATGATGAAGTGGTTCACCTATCTAACGTCTCACACATCATCACCGATTTAAAAATGGAAGGCAAGAATTTAATCGGCGAAGCGGAATTTTTAGACACACCATCAGGACGTATCCTCCAAGAGCTAATCAAGGCAGGAGTTCGTATTGGTATTTCTTCACGCGCTACAGGTAGCGTAGAACACGACATGAAAGAAGATGCTTACATGGTTCAAGATAATCTACGTATGATTACTTGGGACATGGTAGCTGACCCATCATGCCAAAACGCCTTCCCATCTCTCGTGGAACACAAACAGTTAATGGAGAATCAACGCTCCCTTGATGATTACCACAACAATCTAGAATCGGAAAGGATTTACTTAACTGCCTTAAAGCAAGTTTTAAAGTAAAAAAAACACTCTTTTTTCCCTAAACCTAGTAGATATAAACAGTAGGAAATATTTTCATGAACAAAAGAATCGAACAAATCGCCGAACTACTCCCAGACGGCTTATCAGAAACCGGTCTCCAAGAAGTACTTAGTCTTGTAGAAGGTGCGGTTACTGAACGCGTCGCGGAAGAAGCTAAGCTTATGGAAGCCAAAGTAAGTGGCTTTTTACGCTCTAAAATAGAGGACCTTAAGGATGTAGCCAAACAAGAACTCGAAGCAGACGATGACGTCCTTCGTGGTTTTCGTATGTATGAGAACATCCGCGCAATGATTGCATCTGAAGTAGAATCACAAGATGTTGATTCTGCAGTATCAAAGCAACAGTCACAGATTGCGGAACTAGAAGAGAGTATTACAGCTTTAAACTTTAAGCTAACTAACTCTCTTCACGAAAACTCAATGCTTTCTAGTAAAGTATCGAGTTTGAATGAAACAAACCAATCACTTAAAGAAAACTCTAAACTTCCGTTTAAGTCTTCTGAAAGTGCTGTAGTTATAACTAACGAAACAGACTCGAGTCGTACTTCTCCTGAAGCGGCTAACAACATCTTCTTAACCGAAGACGTGCTTAACCTTAGCCAAAATAAGGTAATAAATTAATATTATGTTAAATGAAAAATTTGCAACGTCCCTTTGTGAGAAGTGGGAGCCAATTCTGGAGGGTATCACAGACGAATCAACACGTCAGATGACTGCCGTTCTTCTAGAGAACCAAGCCAAGAGTATTCTTTCTGAGAATTCTCATGACCATGGTACTCTTGAAGAAGCAACAACCGTGGGTAACCTCGGAACTTTCCAAAAGTTTGCTTTCCCTCTCGTTCGGCGGGTTTTCCCGCAACTAATCGCCAACAAGATTTGTGGCGTACAGCCAATGCAAGGTCCTGTTTCTCAGATTTTCTATCTAGGTTACAACCGTGCAGGTGTAGCCCAAGATGGAACTTCTCGTGGTGAAGTAGTTTACTCCAAGTACCGTATGGTATATGGCGGTAATATCGCTCAATCGCAGAACAACATCGGCTCACTGGATTCACTAGCGGGTAAAGCAGCTTCAGGTAACTTCAGTTACTCATCGGATGCTGGTTCTTCTATGGGTTTGTCTGCTGTAACAACTATGGGTTCTGGTACTGCTGGTGGTAAGATTGCCGCATTCCCGAATGAAGACATACTCGCTGCTCAATACTTTGTATCAGCTGGTGAGCGTCTATCAGCCTCAGCTATCCCTGAAGTTAACTTCACAATTGAACAACAAGCTGTAACAGCACGTACTCGTAAGTTCCGCGCCCTATGGACGTTGGAAGCTTCACAAGACCTTCGTGCTTACCACAACTTGGACCTAGAGCGTGAATTGACTGAGCTTCTTTCTAAAGAAGTAGCTTTGGAGATTGACCGTGAATTGGTTGAATCAATCCGTTCGTTGGCATATGACATCCCTGCAAATACAGGTGGTAGCCCGACTTTCGGTCCCAACAACTGGGACCAAGGCAATGCAAACAGCTTCGGTAACAGTCTAGAAGGAGGTCCTCAAGGGTCTTTTGATTACGCACAACCTTTTGGTGCAAATAACGCTGAACCGGGTGTTCCTGGTCAGCCAGGCTCTAACCTAGGTGGTCAAGCAGCAATGCCTGGAGAGACTAACGGTTCAAACGTGTTCTTCGTTGACTTCGGAACTACAGCTCTAGGGCTTGCTCCTCGTCACGTAGGTGAGGTTTACGCCAACTTGGTTGCCGTAGTTAACTTCGCTGCACAAGATATCTATCGCACAACTCTACGCGGTGCTGGTAACTGGATTGTATGTTCACCTTTGGTGGCTGCTATGCTCCAGTCTGCTGCAAAGCTAGAGGGTGGTGTTGACCCTAACGAAGCAGGTCAGTTAGGTGCTACTATTGAATACAAAGGTAAGTGGATGGGTGCTTACGACGTTTACGTCGACCCTCTATACCCTGAAGATGAATTGATGGTTGGTTACAAAGGCGCTTCGCCTATGGATGCCGGTTTCGTGTACTCACCGTACATTCCGCTCCAAATGCTACCAACAATCACGGACCCAGAGACGTTCCAGCCACGTAAAGGTTTGATTACTCGTTATGCGACTACTCAAATTAACCCGGCTTCACGTTTCTACCGTATCATCCGTATCGTAGGTGCTGACAGTCGTTACTTGACAACTCCGTTCCAGAAAGCTGGCGGCGGTACAACAAACACTGCTTACTAACAATAGTTAGCAGATTAATAAAGGAAGCCCAGCTAGTTTTAGCTGGGCTTCTTCCATATATAATAGTATAATGGCACAGTACCCAGGAAAACCAAACTTTGTGTGGGGTCCGTTCGATACGGTTAGAGAAGGAGCGGGCGCTAACGAAAGTAATTTTGTAGCACCCTCTGGAGATATCCCGTACGATTCCCTAAACCGTAGATTCTTCAGCGACACCGTGGAGTTCAATCGCTTTTACACGACCATCCATGATTTTGTAAAGGCTCGTTTAGGGCATCCAGTAGTTAGAGTGGAGTTAGCTGATTTTCAAATCCTTACTGCTATTGATGAAGCGATTAGTAAATTAGATTACCATGCACCTGACTGGTGTTCCCAGTTAGCCGCATTCTCTACGTCGGCTGGCATTAACATGTACGAATTACCTTCTTACATGATTAATAATTTCAAGTATGCAGCGTACAAGAAGACCTTGTTAAGTATCCCTATGGCAGGTCAATCCCTTGAACAAGACTTTTTCATTAAATACTTTCAAGACCAATTTTTGTTTCAAGACTTCTCTGTAGGCGACTTCCTCTTAATGAAGATGCATCTTAAGCAGATGCGTAAAATCTTGGGTCGCGATGGGTCGATGTCAGTAGTAAATAACAAGTACTTGGTAATAGCACCCACTCCCACCGCTAACGATGCCCAGGACGTAGTGATTGAGTATAAAGCACTAAACTCCGATACGCTACACCATTACTTTATTTCTTGGATTCAAAGATTTACATTAGCAATATGTAAAGGAATTCTAGGAGGGATTCGAGGTAAGTACGCAGATTTACCTTCTCCTCAAGGAGGAGCTCGCTTAAACGGCGCGTCTTTAATACAGGAGTCTGAGCGTGAAATGGCTCTTCTCGAAGAGCAATTGCTTCAAGAGATTGAAGAGCCAGCAAGCTTCTCTACTTACTAATGGTCCTTGTATCTGGCACTCCGTTTGATAACTATCCGCATAATGTGCCGGATGGTACTAAATCCATTAAATATAACGGTAAACGTATTTCTAATAAATTTACAATTAAAAAGCAGCTCTTTGAAAGAGAAAATAAAAATTTTAGAAGTTTAGAGTTTTACCGCGCTACTTCTAAGGAATTACTGGGGTTGTTAAGTACCGGGCAGATACTAGGAACAGATAATAAGATTGCTCAAGTACAAACCTTTTACGCTAACTATGAAAGAGCGATTGCAATGTTATTCAAGACACGAAACCTAACATTGCCTTTAATGACGTTAGCTATTAGCGATACTAAAGAGGACTTAGACCGTAGGCGCCCGGATTTCGACATAGAATACTGGACTGTTCAAAATAAGGAAACTCGTAGGCACACCCGAGTAGCCTCCCTCTCCCCAAAAGCAGTTAAAATATCTTACACTTTAAACCTATGGACAAGGTACGTAGAAGATATGAACCAATTGTTAGAATATGTGCTACAGTTGTTCCGCCCTCATTTACGAGTAGAGACTAATTTCATGACGAATGCTTGTGCGTTTATCACAGCTGTATCTGACAACTCAACCCTAGCTGCTACTGATAGACAGGACAGGGTAATAAGAAAAACTGTTACTTTTGAGGTTGAAACTTATATGCCGACTAGACAATATCAAATACAGTCTAACGGGGACATCGTAGATTTGAACTACGATATCTCCATAGAGCCAGAAGGGACGCTTAACCTCCCTAATCTAAACGCATCTGCCACGGAGAGCATGACTCTGTACCCTTTGTCATCTACCAACGACGCAACATAAAAAAAATAATTAGAGCATTTTCCTAGAAGTATCCCTCTAAATACTATAGGAAGAGAAATTTATTATGACTTCAAAAACAGCAACAATTATCAACATAGCATCTCAAGATTTAGAGATAGTGCTTAAGTCAGGACGTCAGTTCGAACACATCTGTTTGCAATCTGGACAAAATATTTCGGTTCCTAGAAAATCCATCACTGATTTGTGCTTGGAACTTCAGCGGAGACAGCTTCTTCAAATTCTTTAAAAATAAAACTTAATTATGGCTAATTTCATTTCCCCAGGTGTTTACACAATCGAAAAGGACGTATCTGATTACGCTCCAACAGTAAGCCCTTCTATTGTAGGTCTTGTTGGCTTCGCGTCTCAAGGTCCAACAGACACCCCAACACTTTTAACATCCCCTGCAGACCTACTTCGTACCTTTGGTACACCTGATTTGGTAACTGGAGGTCAAGGCATTTATGGTGCTTTGGAAATCCTACAAAAAACAAACCAAGTTTACTATGTCCGTGCTGCTACAACAAGTGCCTCAACAGCTAAAGGCTCTGGTAAGTTAGCGCAATGCCCTAACACGAGAATCGCAGTTGACAAGATGGACCATAACTTAGTTTATCGTTTTGACACCCGCACTTTTGATGCTAACGGAGCACAATACGGAGAGACATCTCAGTCCTACGCATACCGCGAACGTCCTTACGTGTCCGGGACACAGGACAACTTTATGCCAACTACCCCAGCTGCGAGCTGGACGACCAACGACTGGAACAATGCGATTGCTGCTGGTGTAGGTGATGTCTTTGACGCGCAAACAGGAAATGTTGGTTACATACCAAGTGGTGCAGGCGGAACAAGTGGCTTGTTTACTTCTAGACTGCCAGGTGCTACAGCATCAACCGCCTCCCGTTTAGAAACTACGATATACTACTCTTCAGGAGTATCTGCTGCCGGTACTTACACAGGAACCTATCTCTCATCTACTCCTATTGATGTTACAGATTTAACTTTCTACAAGGCTGCTGACGCGACTCCAGGTCACGTAACTAACGCAGTGTTCGATATACTTCAAGCACCAAGTGGTACGAATGATGTGTATCTAACAGCATCTTCGGTACTTACAGGAGCTAATAACTTGGCTTCTAGTGGTTTGACGTTCCTGCCAAAGCAAGCAGCAGGTGCGTACCTACTCGAATCCCTTTACCCAGGTCTAGGGTATAACTACTCTGCTATTAACTACCAAGGCGGTCTTCAATACCGAGGTCTTCAAGCAAGTATTAACAACTTTGTTGATGGAACATTCGCACTGAATATTGCTGACGGTGGAGGTACAGAAGAGACTTACACTATGCAAATGACCAAGCCTACGAGCACGGTAAACGCAATCAGCCTCTACCCAGAAGATGTACTTAATAAAGGTAACGATAACGCAGTATCTCAATACGTTAAAGGAAACTTTTACAAGTTCAATAACGCGACATACCCTGTATCAGGCACAGTATCTGCCGTAACGTCTTGGACAGCCCCAACATCTTGGGGTGGAAACTTCAACTTCGGTACGATAGCTGTTAATAATGCCGTGAGCATTCTTGCGGGCGGTAATGCTACAATCCCAACTACCCTACCGACGCCAAGCACAAACACTAACTTCCGTGCTGTAACCTTGATTCAAGACTACAAAGACTTCTCTCAAGGAGCCAACGGCGATGCTTCTGATTATGGCGGCAATATGTCGGACACAACTGTTCGAGCTGCTATCATAGGAAACACAGGAAATAAGAGCGGTCTCCACGCTTTAGACCAAGAGGATGTTCCGGTAACAATCGCAGCTGTCCCAGGTGTAACAGACCAGAACGTACAAAACTCTCTAATCTCTTTAGCTGAAACTACACAAAACTTCCTAGGTGTAGTATCTCCTCCAGTAGGATTTAGAAGCTCCCAGCAAGCAATCCAATGGACTAACGGCAAAGGAACAGGCAGAACTGCTGCTATCAACAGTAGTTACGGCAGTGTATATTGGCCATGGGTAAAAATGTTCGATGGCTTTACAGGCAAGGACCTTTGGATGGACCCATCTATTTTCGCTATCGGGCAAATGTGTTACACTGACGAAGTAGCTGACCCTTGGTTTGCTCCAGCGGGTCTACGCCGTGGTCGTCTAACTAAACCAGTTGATGTTGAGGTAAAACTTAACCAAGGTGATAGAGACGCGCTATACGGTCCAGGAAACGTTATAAACCCAATCACTAAATTTACAAGTGATGGCATCGTAATCTACGGTCAACGCACAGCTCAACGAGCTGCTACCGCTCTTGACCGCATCAACGTTCGTCGTATGATGATTTTCCTTCGCCGTCTAGTATTACAGTCTACTCGCCGTTTCGTATTCGAACCTAACGACCCTATCACATGGGAACAGATTCGTAACATCCTATCACCTGCACTTGGTGATATCCAACAACGTCGCGGAATCACAGCCTACAAGGTTGTCTGTGACGAAACTACCAACACCCCACTACGCATCGACCGCAATGAGCTTTGGTGCAAGGTGATTATCAAGCCTACGAAGACTGCTGAAATGCTTATCTTTGAGCTTAACCTCACAAATCAATCAGCTAGTGTATAACACTATATAAAGTACAGGAAAACTTAATTATGGCAGACGGCAAATTTTATGTAGACAACGCGGTAAATCTCTTAGCAGATACACCGCGCCTATCTCACGCTCTTGAATCATTCCGCGCATACAGTTGGGAGATTCAAATCCCACAGTTCGCGGGTGTTCTGAGCCAAGTTCCAGGACTGGAAAACAATGACCGACTAACGTTGGCATGTAAAAAGATTACTCAACCAGGCTTTACTGTTGAAGATATCGAAGTACATCGTGTTAATGAAAAGTTTTACTACCCAGGTAAGCCTTCTCCAGATAACATTACAGTTACTTTCGACAACCTCATCAAAGGCGATGTAGCTGATGCTTTGTTTGCGTGGATGAGAAGTGTGTACGACCCAGTATACGGAATTCACTACGCAGGTCTAGGCAATGGTACAAGCGATGTAAACCAAAGCCCTGAAGGTTTAGCGGGTCTTACCCAAGCACCTATCTTTAAACGCACAGTAACCATCTGGCAGCTAGACGCTCACCGTAACCCAGTTACGCACGTGAACCTATATGGCTGTTACCCTAAAGGTTGGAAGCTAGGAGAGTTTAACTACGAGACTAACGATTTCCATACAATTGAGATGGACCTTCGTTACGACTTCGCAGTACAGTTCACTGAAACATCGGATATTGACCCAGTCATGTCTCCGATAGCAGTAAGCTAATAAAGATAAATTAAAATTTTTTAAGGCTTCTCTAGTAAATACTAGGGAAGTCTACTTTAATATAATATGGATAATTTCACTACCTTCACCGACGCATACCTCAACACAGGAAACACTATGATGTTGTCTGAGATAAAGATTGATGATAATAATGTCGCTGCTTACGCTAGAGGGTTTTCCCCTATGACAGCCGAGGAAGTCGGTCAGCTTGCTACACTCAATATGGCACAGGAAGGAGTGAAACCCTCTGTAGACGCGGTGGCAAACCCAGGTAAACCCTATCGGACCGCAAAGGACCCAGCAGACGCGGAGGCAACGTTCGAGGTCGCGTATGGTCAAAAGGAAGGAAAAGGGGTGTATGGTAAAGCTGGCGCCAAGTTCTTTGTGACTGACGAAGCAGGGTGGAAAGCCGTTATAGCTTATTATCAAGAGAACACCGACCAACTTCAGGATGAAACCGGAGAAGAAGGGGGTGGGGGTGATACCACAACCAAGGTAGAGGTTGGCATGGACCCCAATGGTCCACCTGAGGAAAACGAAAAGCTTCTACGCGCTGAATCCGCCGCGATTTGTAAGGAGATGGAGACAGCCTGTACGACTTTTACTAAAAAGGTAGATGGCAAGCTAGACCGTAGCCAGATACCAGAAAAAGCACAGAAAAACATGGGCTGTGACGAACCTTCGAAGACTAAGATGTGTAACGATATGCTCGGTCTCAACGCCCAGGGTCGTATGACAAAGTTCGCTAATCAAGGATGTGAGACAGCTCAAGAATGTATAGATAATGCCAGGGCTATTATGCAACAGAGAATTGAGCTGTACAAGCTGAGTGATGCAATACTGGAAACCGGCTTTAAAGTGGAAAGTCTTAATTCAGCCCAGCTGGAACTTCTCTCCTGCGTTAAAATGAGAGGTACGGGGCAATCACGCGGCGTCTGGATTTCAGGAGGGAAAGGGTGTGACGGGGTTATAGCTGCGCTTGCCACTGGCGAAGGTCTTACTGGAGACGAAAGATACGGTATTATGGTGGGAAACCAAAACACTGCGCTTTGGCGTGCAATGAAAGCTGCTCAAGACCAAAAAGTAATGACTGGAGAAGGTGAAGAAAAACAAAATATTATTACTCAAGGCACGGATGAGAGCGGTTTAATAAATTGGTATAACGCTACCTTTGGAAGAATAAACGAAAAATTACTCACATTTGCAATGTGTCTTGCACATTCACCGGGCGGAGTTTTGAAAGGGGAACAAAAGAAGTGCGCAGCAGACGCAGTCCGCGATATTGTCTCCGAGCTAGGGGGTAATGCAGGTTTCCAGAAAATGTACGAGATGGTAGGGGAAAAGTTAGACGACCCTGAATCCGAATTCGAATACGGGAGCATTGTGGATAAAGGTGCAGATGCAAAAGCTGCAGAGGTAGTTGAATGGGCGAATGAGAACGGTATCGATTTAGGGGACGATGAAGAGAGAGCTCTTAAAATTATATCTTACCTATTAGTGCAAGGTGTTAATAGATGGGAGGCTGTGGCTTCGCAGATGCCTGAAGGTAGCGAAGTGATTCAGGTGGGCGCTTCGAAAGTTGGGGTTGACCCAGAAGGTAACGTAGATAACGCTGATTCCGTTGTTAAAATGCCAGGAGGTCCTAAAGAGGAAGAGAAATTCTTAGATAGTATAACAACCGAGCCTTTGTACACAGTCACAGAAGAACAATGTCCTGGTCGTGATGACGGAGAAGGGATGGGTATCTCTACAAAAGAATCCACAACCGATACCGGGAAGATGGCAGCAGGAAGCCGCGGGGTTACCAAGACTCAGTCAGAAGAAGCAGGTCTCGCTCGAGATAAGGCGAAGTGCTTTGCCGGTGCGGTCTGTGAAAACCACAAAAAGGCAGGAGAGGATTGTGGTTTAGAAGAAGGGTGGGAGGATAACGAAGCAGAGTACCGTCAAGGGCTTGAAGATAAAGTGGATACCTCTATGAATGCTTTAGCTGAAATGGACCAGTCCACTCTGGACTCCCTTCAACAAGACAACAACTCTAAAATGTCCTTCTCAGACGCTCAGAACCAGAAAGGGTATTGGGACGACGTAGCTGCCTGGAAGAAGGAAAAGAACCCTGAGATAAAGAAAAACTTGGAATCCCAGCTAAGAAACAGGATGACGATAGCCTCTCAAGCAAAGGACTTCGAGGATGATGTGCCTGGCTGCCGCGAAAAGCTTATGATAGATGCTTTGTACACTGGAGGCTCTACTAGAGACCAAGCATACGTACAAACCTCTCAAAGCAATGAGACCCGTGCAGCTCGTGAAAGCGATATTATTGGTCCTGCAGCAATGGCGTTTGTACAGAGTTCAAAAGAAGAGGTTAATTTTTCCCAAGGAAGTGTTACCATTAAAGACGTAGGAAGCTTTACCCTTCGCGTAAAAGGTATGAATGAGGATGGAACTGGAGGAAGCAACAAACAGTTCTTTAATATAGACAAGTCGTTCGTTAAGGACCATACTAGACCTTTAGAGAAAGGAGCCAGTTCTGTGGGTAACTCAAGTATGAAAGCCGAAGACTTCGTTAGAAAGCTCCAAGAACTCTTTCAAGGGATAAATGAAATACTTCCCGTCAAGGACTAACTCGGGTTTTACCTGGTAAGGCTTCCCGACGATTACTATAGCCATTCGCCTGGTCTTCTGGTAGATTACCATCCATTCCTTGCTCGCGTGAGAAGCGTCATTCTGTGCCTGTGAGATGAAAGACTTGAAATCACTTTTTCGTTTGAACAAATCATCAAGCTGTACATCGTAACCATTTTTACATTCTATCACAAATGGAAAAGTAATTGGTGTGATAAGGTCCCCTTGAACACGTAGATGGTCGGGTAGGTCCTTGTGGGTAGTAGCGAAAGCTCCAGACCCTGGAGTTCTATTGAACTCCTTGGTATTAAACCGTTCGTTAAGCTGCTTCGCTATTTTACGCTCGAAGTTGCTTCCCTTGCGCTTACTGTTAACGCGCTTCTTTTTGGAGAAATCTCCAAATTCTAAAATTGAGTCGATATTTTTTGACATGGGTTACTATAATATTTTATGAACGCCGATAAACACAAACTTACATTTGCCGTCGACGGTGAAACTTTTGGTACTTTTAAACTCCGAGATGGAGACCGTAAAATGAAATTATACATTAAACTAAACAAAGATGAGACTGCCCAATGGGAGGCTCTAAAACAAGCCCTTACAGGGGGAGATATGTCTAACGACACTCTAGCCCGAATTTTGTTCTTTAAAGGCATACACGCCATTACCTCTGAACTCAACGAACGTGTAGAAAACATGAGCGATGAAGAGAAAGAAGAGATAATGTCTAAAATGAGCGCAGAACAAGCTGGCGCTGCAATGTCCTTAGCCGAAGAAGAATTAAGTGGTGAAGATGCGAACACTGAAAACTCTACAGACTGATAAGGAACTGAATGCGGTCTTGAAACGCCGCAGAACTGATAACTTTGTTGTGCTCTACCATTCCTTATGGTGTGACTGGAGCCAACGAGCTGTAAAGTTCGCTGAAGAATGGGCAAAGAAAGAAGGTGACGAAACCATGTACGTCGTAAACAGTTGGGATTTACCTCAATCATTTTCTTCATTTTCCATTACCTCCGCACCAGCCCTTGTTCACATTAAGAACAAAAAAGTTAGGGTGGACGTTGAGTATCCGAAGATTTATAATTTCTTCCATTCTACTCGTCCAAAAAAGACTTAATTTTTTTATCACGGTATTGTTGAATCTTCTCTCTATATTTTTTATTTTTTGTATAAATTAATTTGAGATTATTAACAATAACTGTGGTAAAGTAATTAAAAGCTGAACCCTTTTCCTTAGTAAAGTTCTTTAATACTTTAAGGCATAGTACGAAACACTCCTGCTTAGCATCCTCATGTTCTACTTTAAATTTAAATGAAATCAAAATACTTGAAATCAAAAGGTCTAACTGTTGAATAAGCTCGTCTTCGTGCTCGCTCTGATTACCCAGATAATTAAAGATTGTTTCTTCAAACTTCTTGTTATCAATATAATGCTTCTTTTTTTTGCGTTTCGCCATAACTCATAATAGACAATGGATTTAGAAAAAATAATAGAATCTTTCGATAAAGATGAAAAAACCAAAGATTACTCCTCAACCGACGTTGGTGATGAGAAAATTGTCTTTGTTACCACCTGCCAGTATAGAGAGCGTGGAAGCCTCTATGATTTCAATGACCATGAATACGGTATTATATCTAGCTTACTAGACCAGACCAATATACCTAAGGGTCATTATCAGTTTATACCCGCCATTCGAGAGCCGAACACAGTAGAGGATGACCTTACTACTGCGGATTACAACACGCATCGACCATTCCTCTTCGCTGATTTGGAGGAGATAAACCCAGAGCTGATTATCCCTCTTGGCAACGTAGCTTTGAAAACGTTACTTAAGAAGTCGGGACTGTTCAACAAGCGAGGTAGAGAGTTTACTTACGAAGAGTGTCCGGTCGTACCTACATACAGTTCCGACCTAGTATTTTTGGAGCCTAAGCTACGCAAGCTATTCATTCAGGATGTAAACAACGCTTACGATAAGTTTATCTTAGATAAAAATAAGTTCGATGGTTCAAAATATGTTTTATGCCAAACCATCGAGGAGTTTAATAAGCAGATGGATATAGCTGAGCAATACACTGCATTAGGATGTGACATAGAAACCACAGGTTTAGATTTCAAGAAAGACGAAATGTCTACAATTGCTATAGCCTCTGGAGAACAGCAAGCATTTACTGTCCCTATTAATCACAGGGAAAGTCCTTTCGATGATAAAGATAAAAAAGTTATCAAAGAAAGATTAGCTGCCTTAATGGCAAACAAAAGCATCGAGAAAATTTTTCATAACTGCCAATTTGATATTAAATTCATGAAGACCTTCGGGATAAATGAGTTTCATAACATTGGAGATACGAAAATTATGCACTCGCTACTCGATGAAAACCTTCCTCACGGTCTAATGGATTTAGTGAAGGAGTACTTCCCCCAAGAATTGGAGAAATTTTAATGATTACAGTAGATTACATATGGTTAGATGGCTCGCAAGATATGCCACAATTACGTTCAAAGACTCGCGTTTTTGATAAACCCCACGCACTTCCCGAATTACCTGATTGGTCGTTTGACGGAGGTAGTACCCATCAAGGATGTGTTGGTGATTCAGACCGAACCCTACACCCTGTGCGTTTATATAAGAACCCTTTTAGCGAAGGCAATTACTTGGTATTATGTGAGGTCAATAACCCTGATGGGACTCCCCACGAGACAAATCAGCGCCATAATCTACGCACTCAAATAGAGAAGGGTGGTAGCTCTCCTTGGTTTGGGTTTGAGCAAGAGTATACTTTAACTGACCCAATGCAACAGCCCCTTGTGCCTGAGGAGATTACACAAGGAGAATTTTACTGTGGCATCGGAGCCGGTAGGGTTATTGGGAGGTTAGTAGCCGAGGAACACCTTAAAAATTGCTATGACGCAGGTATCACCTTGTTCGGCAATAATGCAGAGGTCATGATTTCTCAGTGGGAATACCAAACCAATCCTAAGGAAGCCTTAGATGCTGCTGATGATTTGTGGATGGCTCGGTATATTATGGAGCGAGGTACGGAGAAATTCAACATGCGAGTCTCTTACCACCCTAAAATCTATAAGGAACTGAACGGTGCTGGTTGCCATGTAAATGTTTCGACTGAAAAAACACGCGAAAGCCTTACTTCAAAAGAGACTGCGGAGATAATGAAGAAGTTTGAGAAAACTCACGACGAACATATTACTGTTTATGGTGATGGAAACGAGTTGCGTTTGACTGGAGAACACGAAACTTCAAGTTTTGATAAGTTTACGTGGGGTGTTTCTGACCGTAGCGCAAGTGTGCGGATTCCGGCTCATGTCGTACAACAACAACAAGGTTATTTTGAGGACCGTCGTCCTGCTGCAACCTGCGACCCTTACAAAGTTACCTCTCGCATTATAAAGACGTTAAGCTAATGCTCAGAAGTAACTTACCACCTCAACAAAAAGAACGGGCGTCCGCGACATTAAAACAGATATTAGAGACTATAATACAGATAGGGCAAGCAACCCAACAAGACTATTTATCTAACAGTAAATACTCTAATCTTATGTTTGATATTGGACATTTAATACAGGAGCTAGACTATGCTGACCGTAACTAACGGTGGAAACTTTGACTGGGCTAATATGCCCTTGGATGACATGGCGTTGGGAAACGCCATGGACGCCGATTTTACTCTACGAGCTTATAACGCTATGACTAGCGATATGCAAAGTAAGGGTGTTAACCATGTCTACGACAAACTACTCAGAGACATTCTGGTCGTTGCATCAAATATAGAACACAAAGGTATTCTTGTAGATGGTGAGTGTGTTAAAAAGTTTGACGTGCTTCTTACGAAGGAAGTAGCTGAGCTGTATACCAAGCTTTCTGAGTTATCTGTTATTGATGATGTTAATCCTAACTCTAATTCAGACATGGGGTTACTTCTATTTACTAAGGAAGGTTTTGGTTTAAGAGCGCTTGAGTTTTCTAAGAAAACAAAAGCAGCATCTATTACTGAGGCTCACCTCAAGAAAGTAGCTGTTACCGCTACAGGAGATGCAAAGGAATACATCGAGCTTTTGCTAAAGTATAAAGGACGTGTTAAGCAACATAAAACCTATGTAAAGGGTGTGGAGAAAGCCGTAGCATATAACGAGGACGGACGAGTTTACTCAAGTTACAATTTCGGTAACGTAGTAACCGGTCGACTCAGCTGCTCCACATATTCAGTAGGAAAAGAACGTAAGGGTATTTCCTTTCACACGTTACCACGCCCTGATGAAAATGATGCAGTTAATCTACGTAGTATGATGACGGCAGATGAAGACAAAGTTTTTGTTGCGGCTGACTTCTCTCAAGCAGAGTTGCGCGTACTTGCACAATGCTGCAAAGATAAAAACCTTATCGAAGCATTTAACACCGGGCAAGACTTACATAGGTTTACTGCGTCCTTAGTGTTTGGCAAAAAGCCTGAAGACGTAACCAAGCAAGAAAGACAGATTGCTAAAAGCGTTAGCTTTCTTATCGTGTATGGAGGAGGTCCCAACAAACTTGCTGAACAAATCGGTAAAGATATAGGTTATTGTAAAAATATTTTTCGGGCTTATCAAGATTCATTCCCTAAAGTTTTTGACTGGATTAATTTTGTTCATAAGTTTGTTAAAGCTAATGGGTACGCCGTAAGTATTTTTGGACGTCGAAGACACTTACCCAACGTAAAGAGCCCTAACCGCAAATATCAGTACAGAGCTCTACGCCAAGGGATGAATTTTGTAATTCAAAGCTCTGCGTCTGACCTCATGCTCCACTCTATCTTACGGTTAAATAAGTACTTAGCTGCGACAGGGCTGGATGCACAAATTCTAGCGACTGTACACGACTCCGTGGAAGTGCAGTGTTCTAGGAAAGATTTATCTAAAACGGTTGAGTTAATGAAGTACGTGTTACAAAGCACAGATGATTTTAAAGGATTATACGGCTTAGATTTTATTGTACCTTTTGAGGTCGATGTTGAAGCAGGTAAGTCTTTCGGGGATATGATTGATGTGGAGTTTGATTCCGCGGGACAGTTCCTAAATAAAAAGGAGATTATAAATTATGTCGACAACAGCTAAAGTAGTTATTTTAACGGACCTGCATTTACGTGCAGATTACTTCCCAGGATTCTTAGACAGACAAGTAGAAACCTTACTTCATTTAGCTAATAGAAAGCGTTGCGACTACGTCGTGATTAATGGAGATGTGTTTGAAAGACGTAACCCTCGAAGCGAAGAGCTTTTAGCGTTCGGATATTTGTTAGATAATATTAAATGTAAAAATATTATCGTTAATAGAGGTAACCACGACACCCTACGTAAAGATGGTACTTCTGACACTATCCTATCTTTGTTCTCTGAGAAGGCTCGCATCGTTAAGGATACTGAAACCATACGCCTTGGCGAAATTGATTTTGATTTTATCCCTCATTACGAAGATGAAGATATAATAATCGCTGACTTAAAGAAAAATAAAAATCCTGTGTTTGGTCATTTTGGATTTGACGGCTGTGTGTCTAACGGACACTACGCATACGAGGCTCGTGTAAAACAATGGCACTTTAAGAAAAAACCTTATGCTTTTCTAGGTCATATACACAAACCTAAAATCTACGGAAACGTAGTTATCATGGGCACTGCCTACTCTAACACTTTCGGTGAAGCTAATGCTACCAAGTTTGTGCATGAGTTAGTATTGCGCGGACAAGAGATAGAGCTTATTAAGAAGCCGATAGGTAAAGGGATTAAGCATATCGTAGGTACCATAGACGAAATACCTGACCTTGCTAAGAAGCATAAGTTTGAGGATTTCTTCACCATACTCAGAGTTAAGATGGATAAGCTGGACTCGTACACCGAACAAAGGTTACGTGACGAGATTTTCGCAGAGTATCCTATACAGAGCTTGGAGCTTGTTTTCGAAGATGTGCTTCCCAAGTTTGAGTCAGGGTACATCCCGAAGAACCGCATATTCAGTTTAGATGATACAGTTATTGATGAGT